GTTTATCTACCACGATTCTCAACGTTTGTAAATAAAAAAGAATTCTTTTCTACGACAATCGAATTTCGAAATCTTTACAAATAAAATATCTTTACAAGTGACATCTACGAAGATTTCGTAATCCCCTCACGTTCAGACACTTACAACCAAATTTAACACAAATTAACATTGAAAAATCTTGAAATTAAACATAATATTAAGCTAAAATAGGTCTTGCACGGTCTGATCTATTAATATTATGCAATATTAATTTAAAATATGTATATAAACTGTATTGATTTTGGAAAAAACGGGCTTAATTTATAATGAATGTTAATGAAATATACAACCTAATCGAAAACGCTGTATGTTTGCAGCGTCGGAAGGACAAAGCGATATATGACATATTGAAACGGCTTGCCACGGTGAGAGCGTGGCACAGATCCGCAAACCAGGGAATAAGCGGAATATAAACAGCGGTATTGTTAGCCACGATGCAGAGGCACGGGTCTTACTTGATAATGGAGATAGTAACTTAGTGCGATATGCGATTAACATCCCTAATATAATATAATGTATGTGCGTATATGTATCCTATACATAAGCCTTAATACTTGTCTGTTATGCACGGATAAGTTAATATAAGCCGTAAAAACATACGATACGTACATATTGTAATGTAGCTGCCATCAGATCGGAATAGATGGTAACGGTTACAAGCCCGTATTAATACAGAGTACAATAAAACCAATATAAAAAACAATTAAATATTACAATTATGGAAAGATACGATTATTTGGAAGCAATTAAAGGGGACGTTTTAAACTATATCAACGAAAACAATATAGTAGTAACCTCCGAAAATAGGGACGAAGTGGAACAGGATCTTAATGATACACTGTTTACATGTGATAGCGTAACAGGGAACGCATCAGGAACTTACACATTTAACGCGTGGACGGCTGAGGAATACCTATGTCACAATTGGGATCTGTTAGGGGAAGCGTTAACGGAATTCGGGTGTGATATGAGTTACTTGGAACGTGGTGCAGAAGCGTGCGACGTTACAATACGTTGTTATCTGTTAGGTCAAGCAATTTCGAAGGCTCTGGACGAAATAGAAGAAGAAGAAGAATAAAACGAATAACGAACAATTTAAATATTTATAGAATTATGAAAACAAATAATTTATCTTACAATGTAACAAAATTTTACGTAGAGAACGGAATAACCTACAAAATGAACGTGCGTATAAGTTTGGGCGACTGTTGCAAAAATGGTGTATGTGATTGGAGTATCACGGCCGACATTTACGAAAAACGTAGGAACGGGCGTTTTGTTTTGTGTGCTAGTGGTTGTTGTCACGACGAAATTTTGAAGTATTTCCCGGAGTTTAAACCGTTTGTCAACCTTCATTTGTCCAATCATTACGGGCAACCTATGTACCCCGTTGAAAATGGCTTCTACCACCTTAAAAACAGCAACAAAGAAAAGACTATAAACTACCTACGTATTACCGAATCAGAATACAATATACTACGTAATAGTGCAGAGGATAAAGGATATTTTAAATACCTATTATATACCCTAGGAATCGTAGACCGTTGGGAACAAGAAAGTTTAAAAGCTATAAAGCAATTAGAAGCCTTAACGGGTAACACATGGGAAAACCCATATAAGCCCGAAAACGAACGTTGTATTAAGATTGACGGATGAAGAGCGTACATTAATTGAAAACAGAATCAAGGACGGGTATTATACTAGTGAAGCCATACAGGAACGGAAAGACCAGAAAAAACGTGAAGAATATGAAAAGAAACGCAATGAAATAATTGCAGATTGCGAAAAAGAAATACAAAAAGCGGAAAACAGAAAGCTAATTAGATTAGCCATTCTTGACGCCGGAATTCCCCTTAAAAACGTGATATACTACGATCATAGCAATGAACTTGTATTTAATTGGAATGATCGTGAAACAAAAGTAACGAAAAATCAGTTTGACGAATTTGTGAAAACAGTTGACAAAACGAAACTTCCTAAAAATATAACCTTTAAATTAAAATAGCAATGAGAGCAAAAGAAATTAGTGAAATAAAATTACAAATTGAAAGATGTTTTAATTTAGCAAAAGAACTAGGATATGAATTTAAAGAATATTATCCAAAAATAAAAAAAGCGATAGATAATACATGCATGCAAAGGTATGGTTATCATGCACACAGTAAAGAATTAAGTAAATTAAAATTACTATAATTATAAACCAATTAAAGCGTGATATTTATGATCGAAACATTAATATTATTAGGTTGCTTGTGCCTATCCATACGAATAACTGACTATGTAGAAAAACAGAAACAAAACAATTAAAAACGAAACATTATGGAAAGAAGAAACGACATACCCAATTTGCTTGCAATGTATATACGTAATACAAGCGATATATACAATATTACATTATGGCTGCAAAACTGTGTGATCAAAAAAGCAAACAAGGGCATACAACCACAAGTAGAATGCCTTGCCAATTGCAGCACGATGAAAACGATAATCAGAGAGGCCGCCAAACTGTTATACAAGTACGACGGAATAACACCCACCAGACAGGAAAAACAGGAAGCAGCCCGGGAGCATGCCGAATATATTATTGACAGTATGCAATACTCCATCCAAAAACGTCAATAGAGGGCAAAATAAAGCCCTTTATTGAAAGATATCAATCAATACCGATATATTACCCATAAAAACAAAAACATTATGATACAAGTAATAGTAAAAAACAGCAAAACAGGTAGCCAATATATTTGTAAATCGGCAAGAAGAACGGTAAAGAATATAACATATAATCATATAACTTATCATTTGATATGCAGACATAAAGATCACCCATTTTTTAAACAGTTTTACCACGGTCCAAAAGGTATATATATAGATTCACCACGATACAAGGAAATAGAAGCCCTAGAAAAACCTATCTGGAATACACCGATACACGAATTACTAGAGCTAACCATCACGGAAACACCCCTAGACGGACGTACCAGATACGCAAAACAATTACCCGTATATAATGTAGACGTATTAGCGGAACTCACCTATTAATCAATCAAAAACAATATAATTATGATACAATTTACTATTAACAGTTTCAGCCATGGCCTAACAGGCCGCCCGTACAATTCAATTAAAGACGCTATACAAGACGGTGGTTACTCCGTTTGGTGCAACGAAAAGATCAAAAAAGCATTCAGTTTCGGGAACGGCACGGAAAAAGATTTTAAAAGATATTGCAAAGACAATAAGTGTAAAATTGTGAGTGAAAGCGAATTTTATTCTTTGCCGTTAAACGAACAAGAAACACATATGAGTTTTATTCGGGAACAATTAAGTCATTACAATAACCTATAAAACGGGAAACAATGAAAAAGAAGTACGCCAAAGACCAATTACAGGAAGCGATTAAAAGCATAAACAATATATGTACAAACAATGTCGGATGTTTTCAAGAGCCGATAATATCAAGTAGTTGCCCGACATTTGACAAAGCAACTGCAAACTATATTCAAAAACGACTTAATATATATCTGCAATCGTGGGTATTACTAAGACTAGATAGGGTATTAAACGAATTGTCCAAGTAATTTTTAAATATATGGAAAAACAGGAATTTATAAAGAAATACAATGATATCAAAGATGATATTATTAAGTCAATGGATAAAGCCTTAGAACGTGCTTTAGGTAATGAAGTAATAAAACTGGACGAATGTAAAGGTAATTATCTAGATGTTTACCCCTTGTTAGGTGCGGTTTTACAAAAAGAGTTGAGCTATATATTAGACGGTAGCCCTACTTATAGCCGTTCTTTAAAACGAAAAGCAACCAAATATAATAACGATTATAGAATATGGCACGATTATGCCGGAGATTATAAAAATAAATAAATATTATTACAATGAAAAAACAAAACTTACAAAAAGAATTATCTCCTATCCTTGAAAACGAAAGTATTAAGATAGGAACGTTTAAAGCTAGTAGAAGTATTGATACATTGGATCTTATCAAGGAAAATATCAAGTTTTGGAAAAGCTATGACGGGCACAAGTTACCCGAAAAACAGGTTAAACGAGCGTATTATAACGGCACCAGGACGCAAAACATAGTCAAACTGTACAGAAATACGCCCGAATTGATTAAGTTTGTAAGAGAGCACGCAAACGACTATAAAACGTTAAATCGAAAGGACGTACCTAGATGCATAAATATTGATCGTAGGCGGAGTGAACGTTATTTTTCCGTATATATCAAAAAGTTTGGGAACGTGCGTTTTGATGAAGTGTTAAGAGTTTTCCCTTTGCTTCCCAAGTCATATTTGAACGAGTAATGAGAGTAATTAGAGTAATAAGAGTTTTAAGGAGAATACTAACTGATTCAGATATAATAGATCTGTACGGTCTGTATTGTGAGTTTTACAAAAATATACAATAATATTAGATAACATTGTAACCGTACCGTTTGAACAAATGAGAGAGATACGCAAGGAATTAGACCGATTTGTTAAGCCTATACAGATAGAGGTCATTAAGAGCGATTTTGAAACTGTTTCATTCAGAGAGTTAAGATAAAGCGGAAATAATGTGAAATATTTTCCCGGTATGGAGAACAACAAACAGAGCGACACTGTTACCGGGAGCAATTTTTGACTTAAAAACGAAAATAAACGAAAAAATATGAATATTATTACAGACAAAACAAAAGCCCCTGCAAAGCTACGCTATAGGGTGAGCAATAACAGCGGAACGATAAACGAAGAATTTGGGAAGGACCAACAAGCCGCCTATGATTTTGCAAACGGAATGAATGAAACGGCAATAATACGCGGGTATTTCGTTTTCAAAAAGCTCGGAGAATGGCAAACTAATACGGTATTTATAGACCATGTGTTTAAATAACCAACTATCCCGCCAAAGGTTGAAAGCCTTACAAGTGGTGCAAGTTCCACGGGCGGAACTATTACTAACTAAAAACAAAATAAGATTATGGAAAAGAATTATTTTATTCAGATTAACGAGGAAACACGTAGTATAATGCTTCAACCGTGTAACGCATTCGAGGCTATAAGGCTGATAAACTTCTACAGCGATGGAATAAACCTACTTAAAGAAACACAAGAAGTTACAAGCATAGAACTGTATAAGATTGGCGAACCATTACCGAAACGAATAATAATTTAAGCAATTTGATATAATGGGAACGAATAACAAACAATCTATATTAGAAGGGCGTAAATGGGATGTAATAGAGAGTGTTGACGGGTATTTTTCCGGGGAAAAGAATGGAGTGATCATACAAGGCGCGACAATAAGCGAATTATATGAAAAATGCAAATCTTTTGATATAGCTTCGGTTGTGGAGAAAATTAAGACGGATGTAGATCTGAACGACTGTGAAAAACGATTAATAAAAGTTAATAAAAAGTTGTTGGCAAACCAATAAACTATATCTTTGCTATATGAGAAATAAATATGTTACAGAATATAAGGGATGTACTATAGAAGTCATTGGAGAAAACGACTTCATGTACAGGATAATTAAGAGAGGTGCAAAAGGACAACGGATGGATCTTTTTGTAGATATGTTTTACAGGTCTACAACTGATGCGTTAAAGGGCGCAATGAGGTGGGTGGACAATAATGTTAGAAAGGAGTGAATTTATGCTTTTTGGAATTGTTTTTGCTATGTTAATGAAGGCTATATGTGGAAATATGTTGGACGATTGATGATTGTCATTGTATGGCTTATTGTGTTACAGGTCTTGTCTGAATGTTAATTATGTGTGTATATTTATATGACTAAAGAAGAATTTAAATCAAAGAAAGAAATTATCAATTCAAAGATAAACGAATTGAATAATGAAATGGTAAAACTCAAAAAAGAGTATATCAAATCCAACATAAAGTATCCTATCGGAAGCAAGGTTTGTATTACTACTAATGAATCAAAACGATATGCCTATGTCAAGGATTATAGGATTGATTTTTTTGACAATATTGAACCATTGTTTAACAAGGTGAAGAAAGATGGAACCGTGTCGGAGATGGGCTTACGTGTTTGGTCTTATGAATGCCCTACGATAGAACTAGTAAAGGAGTAATTGTTATGGCAAAGGTAATGAATTTAGGAACACATTGTAGTGAATGTATTCACTATCAATGTATTTGTCCGTTTATGTATTGCATGGCTTTACAGAAAAGAATAATGGCTAGGAAAAACTCCTAAGTATTGTAAACACTATAAAAAGAATAAAATATGACTAAGAAGATTGCTGTTGTAGGTTCAATGATAAATTCATCCGAATACCTTCTATTCAAAAATTTGGAAACAGGATATTCCCTTGAACGTTATGATTCTGTTGAGGAAGCTAGAAACAGTGATTGTGATGCTGTTATAGTAACCGATAAGGATAAGATTTATAATGAAGAAACGTCTATTCTATATTACAATGAGCCTGTTGTTGAAGGTTTTGATATGATTTCATTTGATTCACCTAAAACGAAATGCCGTATCAAGGACGATAGGTGTGTCAGAAAGCATATTGCGAAACGTATAGAATAAAATAATTATGGAAATAAAGAACGGAATAATAATAGATGGGGTGCTGCATGAATCATCAGAAGGATTTTGTAATGAATGTTCCTTATGCCAGGAATGCTCTAATCTTTTAGACGATAACTATTGTGCCTTACTAGATTTGGGAATAGGTCAGTGTTTTGTCAGTCGTGGCAAAATAACAGAGATTAAAATGGAGGAGGAAAAGAAATGAAACAGGTATTGTCATTCAATCAAATGAAGCATTTGCAGAAGATTGGGTTTGATACGAGCGATGGGAGCATGTGTTTCGAGTGGAATGAATCAGATTCAGACAACATGGTTGTAACCTCTCTGGATGCCGATACGAATTACGACTATTATCGTACAACTTACACCTTGCAGGATATTCTCGATAAGCTGCCTTGCTTCATCGGCAAAGAAGTGCTGACCATCCAAAAACTTGCAGATAGCTATACGTGCTTGTATATGGAATCTTATTCTAGGTCAATAATAAAGATTACAGAGAGTAAAGAACTCATTGATGCAGCCTACGATATGTTGTGTTGGTGTATTGAAAACGGATATGTTAAAGTTGGGAAGGAGGAATAATTATGGGATTTACAACACAGTGTTTTATACGCAAAAATACTGCTAATATTAGAAATAGATTAAAAGAACTTGGCTATTATTGTAATCCATATTTAGGTTGGCATAATCTATTTACTTGTGTATTTGGAGTTAATTCGGTTTATTCATTGGACGATTATGAAACAAATGGTCTTAAAGAAATAGATGGTCTTATTGATTGCGGAACCAACGAGGAACTTTTCCTAGCTATCGCTGCATTGAGGGATGATAGTAACTACATGCAGTGGTTTATAACAGATTCCATTCTTAGCGTTTCTTATGACGATTCTATTGGTAACGATCATTATTTCACAGAACCCAAAGGCATTATGTTCTTTTGGGATGAAAATTGGGATAATGCAACCATTATTTCAGGACGTTATCACAAGGCTACTGTAAACGAATTGATTGAACATTTTAAAATAAAGGAGGAACAATGAAAGCAAGAGTAAAATCAACAGGAGTTTTGGTAGATGTAACTCCCCAATTAAACATCAACTCTCAACATAGCAGAGATTATTTATATGTATGTGATAACATGGTATTCAAGGAATGCGAACTTGATTTTTCAGCTATTGACTGGGAACAGCGTAGATACGAACTGGCTAAATCCGCAATGCAAGGGATTTTAAGTGACAATACAGAAATTGGTTACGCTTGTTCGGAAGCAGATTACAAGAAAGGAGAGAAACATACAATACCTATAAGCATTGCTCGGTTTGCAATTGCTTGTGCTGATGCTTTAATTAATGAATTAAAATGATAAAAGTATTAATAAATAAAACTCCTATCGCTCGCAAAGAGCATAGATGTGAATTTTGCGGTGAAGTAATACACATTGGAGAAAAATATAACAGACAGACCAATGTTTGTGACGGTTGTATTTATGACTGGGTATCCCACTGTGAATGTTCCAAGTTAGCCTGTGAACTTGATATGTTTGATGATTGCGATGAAGGACTTGACGATGATGGATTTATTGATAGACTTAATCAGTATGTTTACGACAATCATTATGACGATAAAATAGATGATATTGCGAAGGATTGGCAATTACCACGTTATGAATTAGTAAAGAAAGTGTTGAATGAATTAAAAAAGAAATAGTTATGACCGAAGAATTTGTAACATTGGAAACAGCAAAGTTGCTGAAAGAGAAAGGGATGTTTACGGATATAGAATTTCCTACTCAATCCGTTGCACAAAAGTGGCTGCGTGAAACCAAGAACCTGCATATCGAAATATCCTATATGTATGAAAACTATTGGACGTATGATATACTGACAATTCCGAGACATGACTTGATAGGATTGTCTGACAGGCCTATTATCCGTTATAATACCTACGAGGAAGCACTGGAATCAGGATTACAGGAAGCATTAAAACTTATATGATTATGAAAACAATTATATTTACAATAATATGTATTATCGCCCTATTATGGGTTGGCGATCTAACAATTACATTTAAGCCGTTTTCCATCTCGTTGCCCGGTTGGCATAAGGCTTTAGGTATCATCCTGTTTGTATTTGCAATGGCGGTGTATAACATTGGAGAATACGCTAAGGGGTACAAGCATGGTTTTGATGATGGGGTAAAGGAATGTATTGAAGCGATTAAGGGAAATGGAAAGAAATGACATTAACTTCCCGTTACTCCGTATATTTAATGGAGTAACGGGGCGATATGAACTTCTTATTGACGATGTATCCATAGATGCTTATGGACGTGTAAGAGATAGCAGTGGTTGTGTGGTAGAATGGTTTACAGGCGTGTTTGACATGAACGGAATACCATTGTTTGAAAACGACATAATCATGCCTGTAAAGGACGGAATAAGCCAATACAGGCGTATATGGAGAACGGTAGGTGGATTTGTGTTAAGCAGAAGAAATGATGTGAAAGGACTGTCCAAATTGGATATGCTTGGTGCGGACTATCTTGTGAACGAACGTGTGCAGCAATACATATCTGATGGTTGCATAAAGGTAGGGTCTGCAACAATTGATCTTGACCTGTTAAAAGGAAGGACGAAAGAAGAAATTATTAGAAACTTATCAAGGAGAGTAAGATGAAAGACAAAATACTAGAGGAAAGTTTGAACAATTTCTACAGGACGTTTCTTATTTGGGTGATAAGATGTTATCCTATATTGTTCTGTATTGCTATACTTGTCCATCAGTGTGAGGTTATACACTCTGTTGGAACAGGTGATATCATTGAATATTATGATGGTGACACATTGGAGTATATTCAGTATGCCACTCCGTTTTCGGACAAGTACCTTACCATATTCTTTAACGCCAAACTGTTTAATGCAATATTGTTCTATGTATTGTCAAAGGTATTTTTATTTTGTATATACCATAGAGTATTTGTCATTGAGATGTTTATATACGCAATATTGGATATTGTATTTAATAATGTAGTGTTTGAGGATGCACATTTGGTTAATGCAATATATTATACATCCATTGGTTTTGTTACTGTTGGATTCTTTATTGCATTATACTTACATCAAAGGTATGGAGATAGGAAAGTGCACATACATCAAACCATTAGTGAAGGATGTCGTTTTATGAAATAATATACATTTTGCCGTTCTAAAGTATTGTTTTTTTTATAATAAATAAATGTCTTTTAAATAAAAGTGTTTTATATTTGCTTTTGTAATTAATAGTATATATATTTGCATTGTATTTTAAAACACTTTTATTATGAAAACAGAAGTTGAAATGAAAAGGATTCTTTTTGGACATGAAATTTCCCAAAAAAGCAAAAGTGAATTATTGTCTGCTACTGATTTGGTTAAAGCTGGTAATGCTTGGAGGATTAGCAATGGGTTTCCTGAATTTAATTTTTACCAGTGGAGGCAAAGTAATAATACAAGAGAGTTTATTGTAGAGTTAGAAAAAAAATATGGTACTGCTATTATCAGTGGAAGGGGTAGAGGACATCATACATGGGTTCATCCTTTTTTATTCTTGGATTTGGCTTTGGCGATAAATCCAAAGTTGAAAGTTGAAGTATATGAATGGTTGTTTGACAAACTTCTTGAATATCGTAATGATAGCGGTGATTCATTTAAAGAAATGACTGGTGCATTATATAATAATTGTTCAAATAAAAGCCAGTTCTCAAAAGCGATGTCTTTATTGTGTACTATGATAAAAGAGGAATGTGGTATAATAACAGATTGGCAACACGCAACAGAAGAACAACTGTTGTATAGAGATAAGATCCATGAATATATATCTCTTATGTGTGACATTTTTAAATGGAATAACAATGAAGCTGTCCGTATAGGTTTGTTGAAAGCTAAAAAATGGAAAGAAAATAAATTATCTTTTTATTAATTAATAATCTATTTTTTACCCATAGCTTGTGTTCCTCCCGTATTTTTCATGTTTATCTTGACCTTTACGGGAGATGCCTTTTTATTTGATGTTACTTTAGGGGATTTTACATTCACCCTAATTACTTTCTTTGCCATATATTACTCATTTTAATTGTTTTGCAAAAATAATGATTTTTTTTGGTATTATAAAAACTTTATGTATCTTTGCGGTGCGATAGTTTTTGGACTTTTTTGTTTTATAATGATAGCTGCTACCTAAAATATAAGCAGAGGTTTCTTCATACATTTTTCATAAGTCTAATGTATAACTGTCGCAAGTTGAAGAGATCTCTGCTTTTTTTTATTTATGCGACAGTTTAAGAATTAAGCGAGAATTCCCCTGCCTTCAGGCAGGGGATGATAGCGCTTTTGTTCATACTTTCTTTTGGTTATCTATGTATTTCAGATAAACCGATTTGCCCCAAGCTCAAAGACCTGTGGCAAATGCGGCTATGTGTATAAAGGATTGAAACTTAGCGATCGCAGTTGGATTTGTCCGGAATGTGGCACACACCATGACCGTGACTTCAATGCAGCTTGCAATATAAAGGAATTTGGCTTAAAAGCCCTACCCACGGAGCGTGGGAAAGTTAAGCCTGTGGACTGTCATAAAAAGCAATGACAGGAAGAAACAGGAAGAAGCTCACGCCTTTAGGCGTGAGTAGCTCACGGCATACTTTAACAAATGTGAATAAATAATATGTATTTTAAAATGTTTGATAGTATATCATTTTATTGATTATATTTGCATCATGTTTGAGTGTAGAAGCAAGCATACTATAATAAAAGTTTAGGGGGAAAGCGTTCCCCCGATTTTAGTAACCGTAAAAGTGATAAAACAATGATTCTACTAGAAATTTTTCAAAACTGCTTTATTGTAGGGTATGATGGAAAGAAAATACCCTTTGTAAAAGATAATTTCCTGTTTAGTGATACCGGGGAAAGATATATCTTGACCAACAAGGAAAACAGTGAACAGGTTAGCCTACCGAAGCAATCGACAATAGTAATTAAACGTAATATTTTTCATGAAGGTATTGATTAGAAAGGATTCAAGCGACATAAGAAACAGACTTGAACGGTTAGAGTACACCGCTTCCGATAAATCGTTGGATGGATTTGGTGATGGCATATTTGTAGACAAGTCAGATAATACTTTTCACGTAAAATCAGAGTGGGATGTTATTCGTATGTTTCTTGAAACAGTAGATTGCGGAGTTGACGAGAATATGTTTTTTGATTTTGTAGAAAACGACATAACGTCAATAATGCCAATGATGCTAGGTAAGTATAAATCTTTAATAAAAGTTGGTGATTTTCCCATCATTAATACATCTAGCATTAAAGATGTGTTATACCGTGAAGATAGAGAACATAACATCATAGAAGTTATTGTTGTTTCAGTGTATGGGTTAAAGTTGAAAAGCGTAAAGGATGTTGACTTTTCAGATCCTAATGCGGATACAATAATAGAGTATATGAAATCGTTGCATAAACAACTAAAAGAATATGTAAAATATGAAATGTAATTTTACCCCTATGGACAAATTCTACCAGATACTGGATTACTACGGTTTGTCTTACACGGAGATTAAGAAAAATCATATCCGTGTGTTTTATGGAAACAATAAAATGTTTGATTATTATCCGCTTCGCATGAAGCTGTTTGATTACCACGAATGGCATCAGCTTACTTATCCGTTCGTGAAGGGCAAGGAAGATGAATGGGAAGTAGAACTTACCATGTTAATTAGCGGAGTATTGGGAGATGAAATGTTTAAAAAGTTTAAAAACGATTGATTATGGATAAGAAAGAAAAGGAATTTACTCCAAAAGCTATAAATTTGTGTGGCAAACGGAGGATGCTGTCATCCATAAAAGGATGGGAGATTGTTCATTATAACAATTACTCGAAAGGTACAGCCAATGTTCAGCCTGTGGACAAACTGAGAGTAACACTTTCAGGGCGTGAAATCATTGAGTACGTCCTGAAAGATGGAGATAAAACGATTGATAAACTAGACAGTTATTTCGGATTGCTATGATGATAAAAGTAGACATATTAGAACCGTTCATAGACGGTGACAATACGATGGTAAACATCACGTCTGATTCATTCTGCTATTCCAGCATTGATTCACGTTATGAAGGATTTCAGAGTTCCTACAAGGACGGGAATATGAATCAGAAGATACAGGGAAAACTAGAGATAATTGCGGACCAGTTTAAAGAACTTATAAAAATAATTGAAGATGGAAAGACATTTGTTAATACAGGAGTGTGAGAGAGAGGAAAAAATGAAGGAGTTGCGCAAGCAGCAGAACGATCTTATCAAGAAAGGCCGTATGGTTGAATGCTCTCGTGTAACAGCCAAGATAAAGGAGTTTCAGGAAGCATATATCAAGGCTTATCCTGACGGTAAATATGTAAGGGGCATGGATATTATCAAGAAGATGTCTGATGATGAGAAAATGGATTGGATGATGTATGTCAACGCCATTGCTTTCTGTGCTGATATTATTCACTCATCTTCCATTGAGCTGAATGAAATGCTAAAGAAAACACTCCCCGGATCTAGCCTACAGATGTTTGAAACGCTTGAAAAGGTAGGTACTATGGCAAAGAATCAAATTATGTGGATGGATAACAATGTGGATGAGGAATATCAGGACGATTTTGCCAAGTATGCTGACGAGATAACCATTATGCTTTTATCATTTGTTAAAAATAAATTTTTGCCGAGAAAATGACACGAGAGGAAATACATAAAAATGTTCTTACAATAAGAAATTATTATTTCAGTATTCAGAACAAGATTGACAATGGATACAATGTTTCAGAATTGGATATAGATTCTAAAACTCACAACAAGATGATTGACGATACCATAAAATCAGCCCTTGAAGATCATAAAATTATTCTTGCTTTAGAAAAATACAAGTTATGAAAAAGAAAGAAATAGACGAAGGATATATTGTAGGTGACTTTTATATTATTAAAAGCCCTATCAAAGAGGGATGGCTTCACGTAGTGAATATAAAAACATCTTGGCAGATAAAGGTGATGATGGGAGCGAATACGGCAAAGTTTCTAAGCCTTCCACAACAGGAAATATTTGATAGGATTAACGGAATATATATTCAATCCATGATGTCTTTATACGATTCAGAGTATGCCTTGAAAATAGCTAAAGATGCTGTGTCTTATATGTCTGAAAAGGCAGAAAAGATGGAAAAGGTGGAAAAGAATGAAAATGAAGATATTGAAAAGGTGAAGAAAGATGAGTTCATGATGAAAATAGCTACATCTTCCGATGAAGAAATCATGGACATGATCATAAATGGGGAAATAAAGTACGAATATTTTAAGCAGGAACAGGAGGATTAATCATGCAAGACTATATTTCAGACTGGTTTATTCCGATGGATTTCGGTAATGATATGCCAGACGAAGAACCAAGTGGTGAGGATAATTTCAATTTTGATTGAAGTATGGAAAAGAAATTTATACTAACAGATAAGTTTGTAATCAATTCTTTTGGAATAAAGTTATTCCAAATCAAGTGTACAAAATCTTTCAAATATGCCCAAAAAGGTGATTTTGGAGGATATGTTGAGAAAGAAGGGAACTTAGACCAAAAAAATGACGCTTGGGTGTCCGGCAATGCTCGGGTGTTCGGCAATGCTCGGGTGTCCAGCAATGCTCGGGTGTCTGGCGATGCTTGGGTGTCCGACAATGCTCGGGTGTCCGGCGATGCTTGGGTGTCCGGCAATGCTTGGGTGTCCAGCAATGCTTGGGTGTCTGGAGATGCTCGGGTGTCTGGATATGCTTGGGTGTCCGGCAATGCTCGGGTGTTCGGCAATGCTGAGATAGACAACAATAATAAACATTGCGGATTTGACTGTTTCGGTTCTGCCAACCGCCACACCCATGCCTACCTGACAAAAGAAAACAAAGTGGAAATAACATGCGGATGCTTCCGTGGGAGTATTGAAGAGTTTGAAAAGAGAGTGGAAGAAACCCATTCGGGCACAATCTATGAGAAGCAGTATAAAGCCATCATCGATGTTATTAAAATTAAATTTGGGTTGACTGATTTGATATAGATTCATTTGCTTATAAACTTTATGCCTTCCCGGTCTGTGAAGATAGGGTGGGCGAAAATGGGGCGTTTGGCTGGTGTGACTAATGTGACGCGCGGCATTGTAGAGGAGGACAGTTCGATTCTGTCACGCCCCTCATAAATGTGATCTACACATCAATAACAGTAAGTAAATAATTATGAATGAAAAATGAAAAACGATAAATTAATATTGGATGCTTGTTGTGGTAGTCGTATGTTTTGGTTTGATAAACAAAATCCTAATGTGTTATTTGTTGACAAACGTTCAGAAACACTTACGGCCAAAGATAGGGATAAGATAAGGACTATAGAGGTAAAACCTGATATTATCGCAGATTTTACTAATTTACCATTTGAAGATAATTCTTTCTATCAAGTTGTATTTGATCCACCACACCTGAAAACACTTGGAGAAAATTCATGGATGGCAAAGAAATATGGCAAGTTGCCTGATGATTGGAAAAGTATTATTCATGAAGGTTTCAAGGAGTGCATGAGGGTATTAAAACCTAATGGTACACTTATCTTCAAATGGAATGAAAGCGAGATAAAAGCATCAGATGTCTTGTCTGTTATTCCTTTCAAACCTCTATTTGGACATACAACTGGTAGACAAAGTAAGACGATATGGATGTGTTTTATGAAATTATGTAATGAATAAAATATGGAAATAAAAAAAATTACTAAGACTGTTTACATCGCATATGATGGGAAAGAGTTTCTTTCAAAAGAGGATTGTGAAAAATATGAGAATTTTGCAAAAAAAATACTTTCACGTATTAAATATTACTGTATCAGATGTAATCCGGATTTGACAGAAACAGGGAGTTTTACACATAAGATATATGTAGCAGTATTCTCCAAATGTTACTTTTATAGAGATATTGCTTTTGAGTGGGCATTACGTAAATTCGGTTATTTAGGAGTAAGTGTACAAGGATATGGTTTTCAGACACATTTTTGTGTAAGTGAAGTTTCTAAAGAAGAATATGAAAAGTGTCCACCCACCGAATGGGGAGGATCGGAATTAGAAAGTGAGAAAATATTCCTTAGTCCTAAATCAGTAGAGGGATTTCCTAAAAACATTGACTACATGACAGAATGGGGATTTAAATAATTTTTTAAACTTTAATTATTATGATGAATTTTTTTGAATGCAAAATCCGTTACGAAAAGATAATGGAAAATGGTGTAAAAAAGAAAGTAACGGAACAATTTTTGGTGGATGCGCTTAGCTTTACTGAGGCAGAAGCACGTATTATATCTGAAATGACACCGTTTATTAGTGGAGAGTTCACGGTTTCTAACATCAAGCGCACCAACTACAGCGAACTATTCTCATCTGAGGAAGATGCAGCCGACCGATGGTTTAAGTGCAAGCTGTTCTTCATTACGCTGGACGAAAAAAGCGGAGCGGAGAAAAAGACCTCCACTACTGTACTGGTACAGGCTTCCGACCTTCGAGATGCTGTAAAGAAACTGGACAAAGGAATGAAAGGTACAATGGCAGACTACGTGATTGCATCCGTAACCGAAACAGCTATCATGGATGTTTATCTATATGAGGAAGATAATAAATCTTTACCAGAGTTTCCTAGTGGCAACAAGACGGAAGCTGTTATAGGTGATAAAAATGTAATTGTAGATAAGACAGGGAGTGCAACTATAGTTTCAACAAGTAATATCCAATAATTATGCCTAACGAACAACAAAACCAACTTCTCCATCATTGGAGGACAGGGAGCCAATCTGATTATGTGGGAGTAGAAATACTACCTAACGGTCAATCTGTTATTGCTACCATATCACATATTGTTTGGGATGAGAATGCAAAGGTACAAGGAAGTAAGAAACCATCATGGATTGCTTACTTTAAAGAAACAAATATTGTTCCCAAACCTATGTTGCTGAACAGTACAAATCGTAAACGACTTACCAAACTAACTGGAACTGATTATCCTGAAACTATCCATGATTTCCGTGTAATATTATGCAAGGAACTGACACGTGATCCTTGTGACGGAGGAAAGGTTTACGGATTACGAATAGGGCGTGATGTTCCTCCACCACCTCAGAAAGAGAAGATGACAGTGAACTCTGATAAATTCAAGGCTGCATTGGAAGCGTTGAAAAGTGGAAAATGCGACATTGGATACATCACGGCAAGCTATGATGTGGACGCGGAAGCTATGAAATTGTTTAACGAAGCGACTAAGAAATGATGGAAGCGGAAGAAAAAGAAAAATTATGGCTTATGAAGAGGTGTGGTAAAATCACCTCTTCCGCCATTGGAAAACTTATGGTTTCCGGGAGAAGGGAAATGACACCTTCCGAACTAGATATTGCAAAAAAACAGGGCGTAAAGAGAAAGACAGTTGACGTTCCTTTCGGGGATACAGCTATATCTTATCTTTATCAGGTTGCAAGGGAAAGAAGGTTAAACAAACCATGCCGACATATATCCACTTCTGACATGGAATGGGGAAAGGATCATGAAAAAGACGCTATCGAGTGTTTTAACCATAACACGTTCTCCAGACTAATGTCCTGTGCGGATGATTTTGACGAAATTGTTTTTGTCGATAATATCTATGATGGATATGGTGATTCTCCCGATGGATATGGATTTGATGTCAATGGTAAATTGTCTTATATAGCAGAAGTGAAATGCTTTACTTCTGAAAGTAAGATTGAATATTTGAGAGAAGCCACAAAGGAACAGGCGATAGAGGAATACTATTGGCAGCTAATGTCGCATTTCCTTTCCCATCCCGATGTAGATAAAATGTATTATATCGTATATGACGGCAAGTCGGATGATGATCCATTTGATTTACGCCCGGTTAACGATCCGTCAAGACTTTTGTATTGGGAACTTGACAGAAGTGATTATAAAGATGATATAGACAGGATGGAGGATAAGCTACAAATGGCTCTATCTTATCTTTCATTCAACGAACGTGATGCGAAAAAATACCCAATAAGTAAAATTAATGACTTTGTTGGTGTTTCAAATACATAACGGGTAATTGCGGAGTTACCACAAAAAGTTAATAATATGTCAACAAATATAACATTATCTAAAGAAAGTAGTGAAAGCGAAATTAAGGCGTATTTCAATGAAATATTAAAGCTATCACAATCTGATAACGAATTTCCGGTAAATTTTGATGATGTATGGATGCTTGTTTATCAATACAAACATAAAGCAGTAAATGAACTTAAAGAAAAGTTTATTGAAAACGTTGATTATCAGGCAATAACTCAAAAGGTTGAATGCAAAAATGGCATTGGGTATTCAAGAAGAATTGATTATTATATTACTGTTCCATGTCTTGAATTTTTTATTGCAAGAAAAGCAAGATCGGTATTTGAGATTTACCGACAAGTATTCCATCATACCGTTAATAAGGTTATAGAGGATAAGTCAATTGACAATCAACCAACCATATCGGATAAAATGAATGCAGCTACATGGGCGGCAAAGTTTTTGAACTTAAATGATAATTCAAAGTTGATTATCGCAAAACAAATACTTGACCCATTAAATATATCTCTTCCTGATTATACATCATCAAAAGGGATACTAAAGTCTGCCTCTGAGTTGCTATCTGAAAAAGGAATTAAAATTTCCGCACAGGCATTTAACAAGGCTGCTATCGAAAAAGGATACCTATGCGAATTGAGCAGAAATTCTTCACACGGTAAGAAAAAACGATTCAAATCAATCACGGAAAAAGGTCTTTCTTATGGGGAAAACCAAGTAAGCCCGAATAATCCTAAAGAAACACAACCGTTGTGGTATGAGGATAAGTTTGAAGATTTATTGTCTAAGTTGTTATGACTACACTAATCAAGCACAACAAACCTAATCGTGGGGATGAAATAATCATCCCCTATCTTGCCATAGAAAACAATATCAACTTTATCATGCTCAATGGAGGTGTAGGTGACGTTGAACTTATGGACGGAACGAAATGTAAGTCAATAAGCTGCACTCCTATCAAATTTGATGATGCAGGAGATGATATATATCGTATATATGGTATAGGAAAAGAAGCATGGAAAATGGCATGGCTGAAAAGAGTACATGCCATGAGTGACGAAATTGTAAAACTAAAGTTAGATTTCAATGCCAGCAATTAGCGAATTATGGATAGATTATCCAATATCTTACCGTGACGAAAAAGGAAGGTTCGTAAAAGGCCATAATTATGGATTCAAGAAAGGAAGGAAAGTATCGGATGAGGAACGTGAAAAGAAAAGAGTTATTATGAAGGAACTCATAAAGAAACGAAAGGAAAACGGTTCTTATCTCGGCCATAGAAACAATACAAGGGCTGTCATTGCGATAGAGGATGGCACGAACAGATTCCTATGCTTTGAAGCCTGTTGTGACTGTGAGAGGAAATTAGGTATGCCACAACGCTCATGTAGTTCTTTCTGTAAGGGGAAAAATGGGCATAGATGGAGAAACTTTAAATTGTTTTACGAAGATGAATACGGATTACGTTGACGAATTTGAAAACTACGACAGGAAGCTAATCAAACTAAATAGTGACACTGCCATTTTGCTGCATATATTTAAGAATTAAGCGGGAATTCCCCTGTCTTAAGGCAGGGGATGATAGCGTTTTTGTTTATACATTCTTTTGGTTTTCTATATATTTTCTTACCGTTTCCTCGGATATATGTCCAACAGATTCTACAAAATAGGATCGTGTCCATAGTGATGGCAATCGGCTACGCAACCATTGGAACTCCTTTCTCAAACGAACTGAAGAATAACCCTTCAACTGATTTATTACAAAATGAATGGCATACGTAGATTTGCTTCGTATAAAAAGGTGAACATGGTCAGGCATGACCTCCATGTTTTCCAGGGTGATTCCCAGTTCGTCTGCTTTCTGTTGCAACAGAATTTTCAATCGTTCATCCACCCCGTTTACTAGTACTTTTCGCCTATACTTCGGACAAAATACAATGTGATATCCCAAATTGGAAACGCAATGTGCATTTGATGTGTATCTTTTTGCTAAAGTCATAAAAAAAAAGTTTTTTTCACTTGCAAATATAAGAATAATATTATATATTTGCAATACAATTAATAATAAATAATCTATGCTGAGAGCCTACAAATATAGAATCTATCCGACAGACGAACAGAAGGTTTTGCTTGCCAAGACCTTCGGCTGCTGTCGCTTTGTCTATAACTGAGCACTCAAGCTAAAGATTGAAGTATATGAACATGAGAAAAAGTCCGTATCATACAAGACTGTTCAGGATATTATGGTTAACGAATTGAAGAAAGACAAACAATGGCTTAACGAAGTAAATTCACAAGCCCTTATTAATTCCATCCGCAATCTTGACACCGCATTTAAGAACTTTTTCCGTGATACTCATGCAGTAGGCTTTCCTAAGTTAAAAAGCAAAAAGGACAGACAGAGTTTTCAGTGCCCCCAGCATTGTGTCGTTGATTTCGGCAAAGGAACAATCACCATACCGAAAGTAAAGGATATTCCTGCTGTGTTTCACCGTAAATTCAAGGGAACGGTTAAAACCGTCACCATCAGCATGACGCCATCGAGAAAATACTTCGCTTCCGTATTGGTTGACACGGACATTGAAGAACTTCCGACAACACCGATACATGGCGATACGTGTTTGGGCATAGATTTGGGTATCAAATCACTTGCCGTATGTTCTGACGGGAGAACGTTTGACAACCCGAAAAACCTGCGACGAAGCCTTGACCGTTTAAAATTGCTTCAAAAGCGGTTGAGCCGCAAAAAGAAAGGTTCTGCCAACCGAAACAAGGCACGCATCCGCGTAGCTAGGTTGCATGAACATATTGCCAATTGCCGTAAGGATAACCTTCACAAAATCACCTATGCACTGACGCACGACAGCCAAGTGCGTACCATCTGCATGGAGGATTTGAACGTGAAAGGAATGATGCAAAACCACCACTTGGCACAGGCAGTAGGTGACACATCTTTCGGGATGTTTCTTACGCTGCTTAAATACAAATGCAGTTGGTATGGCGTGAACCTTATTCAGATAAACCGATTTGCCCCAAGCTCAAAGACCTGTGGCAAATGCGGCTATGTGTATAAAGGATTGAAACTTAGCGAGCGCAGTTGGATCTGTCCGGAATGTGGCACACACCATGACCGTGACTTCAATGCAGCTTGCAATATAAAGGAATTTGGTTTAAAATCCCTACCCACGGAGCGTGGGAAAGTTAAGCCTGTGGACTGTCATAAAAAGCAATGACAGGAAGAAACAGGAAGAAGCTCATGCCTTTAGGCGTGAGTAGCTCACGAAAAAACCAAACCACCACTTCGAGGATTGGATGGTTCTTCAAGACAATGAGGAATATTTCAAAAAGGAATGTATTCCTGATTATGAAGATTCCGCCAGGCAGTTTGTCAAGCGGTTTGAAGGAGAAGAGTGCATGGCTTTTGTGATTGCATTGAAAAACGAACTTGAAAGAATAATACAAGAAGATGAGTACAAACGAAATAAGGCTAAGGGATTACCAGGAGGTGGGGATAACCCGTCTGAGAAATGCCCTGACTAATCATAAGCACGTCATATTCTCTGCCTGTGTAAGTTACGGCAAAACGGTCATAATGAGTTTTATGGCTAAAGGTGCTGTCGAAAAGGGGAATAAAGTGCTTATCGTATCCCACAGATCTGAACTTATGACACAGACAGGGGGAACGTTGGAAAAAGTTGGCATACAGGCTGAATATATCTCTCCTAAGCACAGGAACATACCTAAAGGTCTAGTAGTATCCGCAATGGCTCAAACTCTCCGTAGAAGGATTGAAAAGCCCGAATGGGTTGAATGGGTTAAGAGTGTATCTCTCTGTTTGATAGACGAAGCGCACTCGTCTGACGCAGATTATCTCTTTGAATCAGGTTTGCTTGATGATAAGTATGTAGTAGGTCTTACAGGAACCCCGATGAGAAGTGGAAACCAAAGGCAGCTTGGCATGAACTATGAAGAAATTATAGAAACTGCCCAAATACAGGATATGATGGACCGGGGAAACATAACCAGGTTAAGGACGTTTACGGTTGACGCACCCGACTTGTCTAAGGTTAATACTGATTATCGTACAGGTGACTTTGATAGCAGGCAGATGGGGGCAGTGTTCAACAAGTCTGTACAGTACAAGGGGGTGATTGAAAACTATATGCGTATCTGCCCGATGAAGAAGGCAATATGTTTTGATGCCACACAGGCAAATGCGATAAGGATGTGCGCTGAGTTTAATGAAGCTGGCATTCCATCAAAATTCCTCATATCAGGTATAGACAAGAATAAGCCGGATGAGTTGGCATTATATGAAAGATACAAGCATCTTACAGGAAACAGGGAACAGCTTATCAAGGATTTCCATGACGATAAATTCACCGTTATATGCAACAGTGGCATATTGTCTACGGGATACGATGAAACAAGTATAGAGGTTTGCATATTAAACCGTGCTACACAATCCGTTCAGTTCTATATCCAGGCAACTGGCAGGGCTATACGACTTCACCCAAATAAAACGGAAGCATTTCTCCTGGACTTCGGTGGTAACATATCACGGCTAGGCAAGTTTGAGAAAGAACGTAAATGGGCTTTATGGCACAACAAGGGAAAATGTGAAGGGATACAGGGAGTGAAAGAGTGTAAACAGTGTGGTAAATATATTGCCATAACCGCTTCGGAATGTCCTTTCTGCGGATATGTATATCCAACCGAAAAAGAAATAAGGATGGCGGAACTGCAAGAACTGGTAGGAGATTTAAAGTTTGAACAAATGACACCTACGCAATTTTTTCAGTATGCGGAACTTAAAGGATACAATACTTATTGGGCGATACGGCAGTTGTATATCAGAAATACGGAAACTGATTTTCGTAAAGCCATGAAAGAATGCGGATATTCCAGCAAGTTTATATGGGGGTATATTAAAAGAAACAAAAAATAACATTATGAAAAACAACATTAATCCTTGGGAAGTGTTTGATGAGATTGAATGTTCCCATAACCCGGAATATATTGTTTGCGTGTCACATCTTAGACATTACACGAATATTTTTGGCATAGACAAAAGGCTTATAGATTTTCTTGGAATGGAAAAGAATACAATCTTAGATATTGAAACATTTTGTTTTGGCGGAATGGACGTTTTCGGGATAAAAGAAAATTATGTTTCCGTAATAGAAGATTGTAAAAGACAAAGGGAAGCAAAGGAAGAAGCCTTGGAGAAAAACAGGAAATTGATAGCCATGCTAAAATTAAAACGTGAAAATATGTGCGGCATAGGTACAAGAAAGGTAAAATTAATGCTTAATAAAAAGATAAAACAAGGAGATTTTACGGCTAAAATTTACCGTGTTGCATTGGAGATACAAGATTACAACATAAAGGCTAAAGACGCTCCATTTCCCTACTCGGAAAAGATGTATGCAAAGAAAGAAGAATTGATTGACAAACTTATCGAAATATACAACGGAAGTCAACTATCTTTTGGATGCTCAGAGGACAAGGGGAAACGAGTTTCTTTTATTGTGTATTTTGATCTTCCTTTAGGGAATCAAATCTCTTTTCACTCTACAGTAAAAAGGAATATCCCTGTATATGAAAAAGAGTGGGATGGATTGGTAAACAGTACATTGGACAAGTTAGAAAAAGAAATAAAACAATATTTAAACATTTAATCATGGGAAAAAATTTACTTAACAGCGATGGTAAAATTGCCTTGTTTCACGAAGCTATAAGGCTCGACTTTAATCTGCCCAAATATGCCGTTATAGAGCAGAAAGATCCTAATCCAAGTGTAATGTCTTATGATTTTCTTAAACAGTACATGGAAAGCAATGACAAGGAAGGAGTGGCGGAATTTAATCTTACCGTTTCACCGACAATGCTTGATTCTGTAAAAACAAACCAGGAACACAAGCAAGTAAGAGCCTCTCTTCTTGGCATAAATCATAAGGAAAACTCATGGTTTAAAAAGATTAAGGATTATGTAGACGAATACAGAAGATCCAAGTTTGATGTGATACATTTCTTCTCTGAGGTGAAGATACAGACAGAAAACGAGATGAAGCAATACAGGGATAGGATAAAAGACTATATACTGATGCTAGGTTATGCTGAAAGATCAGGTCAATATGCCTTGAAAGAAAAACTGTTCCGAAACATGGTGATATGCAAATACGAAAGTATATTGTTCAGCAAAGGATTATACAAGGCTATATCAGAGGAAAATCTTATGAAGTTTGCAAAAGGATGTCCGAAAAATCTATGCCTTGATTATATTTCTGACTATACTAGAATCATACCATTTGACATAATTAGGAAAAAGACGGATATAGACAAATATGAAATATTCGACAACTATGTTATTCTTCACTATGACTTTGATAATAACGGAACAGATTTACCGTCTGACAAGAAAAAAGAAGAGGTGGAAAAAAGAAAAGACCCTATTCTGTTTGGTATTATTGCAGGAAGTAACAAACTATACTTCATAGGTGACTGGATTGACGAGTATTGCGATTTGCGGTTCGATGATGTGGTAAAACAATGCACGGACGATTTCTTGTCAGAAAACATTTCTTTGGATGATCTTGCAAAATAGCAACACAAAGCCTTGCAGGAACGGAGAGTATTGCTGCTGTCGCTGCAAGCATAGATACACAGTTATTGTAGATGGTTTGTTTGTTGGATACGTATGTTATATTCCTTGGTTTGGAAAACACGTTGCCATGAAGATAAGAAACAGCGGACATGACATGTGTGAAGGATTTGAGATGGTTGATAACAAACTTTAACCTTTTTCCCTTTTCACATATCACATTTCGTGATACCTTTGCCAAATACAATTTTTTTATTATGGCTGAGGAAAAACGATCTGCGGAAGAAAAGAAAATGCAGAAAGATATAGTAGTTAGTTACAGGAACGAGAAGGAAGGTAAAGGATGCAGGGGATTGCTTGTAGCATTCTTTTCCGAACTTCTCCATCCTGCTGTAAGTGGTAACAAGTCGGCTGAGTTCCGTGCTCTAGGGGCAAAGAAAAGTATGCCTGACCTTGCTTATATACATGACGGTAAGATATATGGCATAGAACTTAAAATGCCTGACAGTAACCATGACCGTAATCATATAATAGAACAGGCTGATGTGATGGCTACATATTTCTTTAGAGGATATTTCGTATGGTCTAAGGAAATGTTGTGGAATATACTTGACGCTATCGAGCGTGGTCAGCCTATAATGTCGAATACATTGCAGGTTAAGGATTACTGTTTACGTAACAGCAGTACAAAAGTAAGTTTTGAAAAAATAATTAAAGAGCTGTTTCAATGAAAGTTATATATAACAAGGCATTAAGGAACAAACGAACACAATTATAAAAATTTAACACATAATATTTCCTAATATCGTTATATAGTATTACATTTGCACCATACAGGGATAGGAACGGAGTAGCTACCTTCCGACAAGCCGAAGTCAGTACGGCTTCCCTGTTCTTCTTTTTACTGGCAAAACATAATACTGGCTAATATGCAATTAGTTTATAAATTTGAGATCAACCATTCCGACAGGCTTTGCGCTATCTGCCGTGTCACGAATAACCTGTACAACCAGGCGTTGTATATTGTCCGTAACGAGTTGAAGGATAACGACAGGTGGCTGTTCTATCCCGACTTGGACAGGATAATGAAAAATGTCACCAACCTTGAAGGTACGGTAAATTACAGGCTTGTGAAATCACACGTAGCCCAACAGACATTACGCGTGCTTGACAAGGCAATGAAGGGATATGTCAAGGCTGTAAAGGATTGGTCTAAGAATCCAGGGAAGTATAACGGTAAGCCCGAACTGCCATGCTATCACAAACGTGGTGGGATGAGTAATGCGATATATACCAACCAGTCGTGCAGGATACATGACGGGTATATAATCCTTGACCGTGACTTGAAAATACCCGTTCCTCAATGGGAGAAGTACAAGGACAGAATCGAACGGTTCAAACAGGTTAGGATAATTCCAAAACGTACATACATGACCGTAGAGGTTGTATATGATTGTGTCTGTTCGGATAATGTCGGTACGGGTATGGCTTCGATAGACCTGGGTGTGAACAACCTTGCCACATTGGTTTGCGGATGCAATGCGCTGCTGTTTTCCGGCAAGGTTGTCAAGTCATACAACAGATGGTTTAACAAAACATTATCCATGCTGCAATCCATAAAGGACAGGCAGGGTATAGATAAACTGACAAACAGGATGAGAAAGATGTATGAGAAACGTGAACGGTTTATGAATGATGCGATGCACAAGACCAGCAGGCGTATCGTTGATTATCTTGTATCACACCATATAGGCACTCTTGCTGTAGGCTACAACAAAGGATGGAAGCAATCCGTCAATATGGGCGGAGTAAACAATCAGAAGTTTACATTTATCCCTTTTGCGAGGTTGAGAAGCTGCCTTAGATACAAGTGTGAACTTGCAGGTATCAACTATATCGAACAAGAGGAAAGTTACACTAGTAAATGTGACGCTCTGTCTATGGAGGATATATGCAAGCATGATAGTTATCTCGGCAAGCGCGTCAAGCGAGGACTGTTCAAGTCGGCAGTTGGAAAGGTTATCAATGCCGATGTGAATGGTGCGCTTAATATTGGTAGAAAAGTATTCGGTGATTCTTTTATGATAGCTGATATCGGGCGTTGGATTAACGTTCTAAAATGTATGTGTGAAAATGTACATTAATGCCTGATAACGAGAACGACATGAATTACCTTGATAAAAGAGAACATTTTTTTTGGATTGAATACATTTGAATTTTACATTTATGAATAAGATAGTTTTTGATAGAAAAGTTTTATATTCAACATTAAACTCAGCCAAAGCCTGTCTTTCCGATACAGGCTTGACGATATTGAAATGTTTTCGTTTTAAATATATAGCATCAGAGAATGCGATAGAGGTTACTTCATACAACAACCTCAATGAGATGCGTTTGATTATTCCCGTTATTGATTCAGACTGCAATGACGGGCAGGAGTTTGCAGTAGACGGAATAAGACTTGTAAAGTTACTCAAAACAGTAAAGGATTCCATTGTTACGGTAAAGATATATGATAAGGATATAATATTCTCTTACAATGGCAGTGAAGCGTCTTTCTTTGCAGAAGATGTGGAATCTTATCCTGATATTAAAATAGGTAAGCGTGGTACCGGGATAAGGGTCAACGTGAACAGGAATGATCTGTATAGAGCATTAAAAAGAAATATAGGATTTAATGATATCAGTGACGTTGTGACCAGCCTTAGTGGAGTGGGGATAAATTTTATTTGTTCCAATAATTGCATTGATATATGTTCGTCCGATAAGATTGTATTTGTAAGAGATATTATAGAATGTCAGCCGGATATATCAAAGGACTTGTGCATAAATGTAATGTCTACTTCGGTAAAGGAAGCGTTATCCTTTCTTGAAATGTTGTCAGAAGAAAATGTAACTGTTTCTGTATCTGATGATGAAAGGGTGATGTCCATATCTTATGGGGATTTCGGTTCTGTCTTTAATTGTACGCTGATGGAGGTTAAGTTTGTAAACTACACACCATTGGTAAACAATATAAAATCAAACTTTAATTACTTTATTAAAGCAAGAACTAGCGACTTGATAGATTCCCTTTCAAGAATAAAGGTAATGTCAGATGTGTATAACATATCACATTTTGTTTGCAGGGAGGGAGATAATAAAATGGATATAACATACACAAATGATGCAGGGTATAAAATATCGGAAAATGTCGGAATTGAAGGATATTGTCAAGGGCGTTTGGATTGCAATCTGAATATTGAAAAGATGATTAACGCATTGAAAGTGTTCCCTGGGGATTATGTCACATTGGCATATACCAATCCTGAGAATAATGCTCCTATATGTATCATTAATGAAGAGGGTAATTATAAATTAATGGGCGTAGTAAACATTTTTAAGAGTTGATAACTATTGTTTAACATATCGAATATACCGTTTTATTATTTTTGCAACAAAAATATATAACTCATGGAAAACGAAGAAAGAACAATTCAGATTCTCGCTGAAACAATAGATAGGTTAAACAAGACGATAGAATCACAGAACAGGTTGATTGAGGATTTAAAAAACAGACTTGAAACAATTCAGAACGAATATAGCCCTTCAATTATGACTGTAGGAGTATTGATAGAAAAGTTGAATAATACAAAGACAAGAAGCGGAAAGGTAAGATTTGAAGCATTATCCAAACATATAATGCCATATCTTACCAATCAGCTTTATGACGAGTATGATTTTAATGATGCCATTCCTACGTTCAAGGAAGTCCCGTCCGTTGAAAAGCCTGTCAATCGTGACATGATAGATGATATGATCAATGTTATAAAATCAAAGAGAAAGATAAGCGAATCATCCCAAAAGGCATATCTTTTAATGCTTAAAAGAATATTGTCCGAATCAAAAGAGATGAGCAAATATATCAATGATTATATTATCTCACTGAACGTAAAATCTCCTTCAAATATATCTCTTACGGATGAAGAAATAGAATTATTCTGGAATGTCGAGCCGTTTAACGTTACAGAAAAAATTGTAAAGAAATTATTTCTGATTCAATGCTATACTGCCATGAGATATTCCGATATTTTCAGATTGAAAGATTCTATGATGGAAGGAAATGTTATTTCGTATATATCAAAAAAGACAGGTAAGAACGTTGAGGTTCCCGTACCTTCCAAGATTATAGAAATGATAAAAGAGGTTAGATCGTTCGATAAATACAACATAGAATCTTCCTTAAAGACTACTATGAACGAAGTTCTACCAACCCTTGGATGTAGAGCAGGTATAAACAAGCAAGTATTTGTAAGACGGGCAAATGTACTTATGAAAGGTCCGAAGTACCAGTTTATAAAAACACATACAGGACGTAGAACAGCTATTACCAGATGGGCTAATATGGGAATACCAGAAGCAGAGCTAAAATCTATGGCTGGTCATTCTGATATAAGAACCACGAACAGATATATTACTGCAAGCGTATCAAATAAAACTAAAAATATTTTAACTGGTCAACTACCCATTAGGCTGAAAGCCCAAGTTGATTAGACTAATCGTTAGGAGAGAATATATAGTTACCAAGGGGTGTTTGCTCAAGCTCCTTGCTCTAAGGTCAGTGATTAAACAATTCTGTGGGGTAGGAATAGTGTTGCTGGCATATAAAACCTCTCCATAACATTGTCGATGAGCATTTAACGGAGAAATTCGACTTATAGTAAAAATGGTTTACGTAATTAACAAACAAGGACAAGCACTTATGCCAACCGAAAGGTTTGGTAAGGTGAGAAGGCTGTTAAAAAACAGTCTAGCCCATGTTGTGTGCCGTATTCCGTTCACAATTCAATTGGATTATGACACAACGGATTATACACAGCCCGTAAGTTTGGGTATAGATGCTGGTAGCAAGCATATCGGCATTTCAGCAACAACAAGTGAGAAGGAATTGTATGCAGCAGATGTGGAATTGAGAAATGATATTGTGGATAAGTTATCTACTCGTAGGGGATTAAGAAGAACCCGTAGGAGTAGGCTTCGTTATCGCAAGGCTCGTTTCAATAATAGGGTATCTTCCAAGCGTAAAGGTTGGCTGGCACCATCTGTTGAAAACAAAATCCAAACTCATTTGACTGTTGTTGAGAAAATACATAAGTTCCTACCGATAACTAATATTGTAGTTGAAACGGCTTCCTTTGATATACAGAAGATTAATAATCCAAGTATATCTGGCAGTGAATACCAACAAGGAGAACAACTTGTTTTCTTCAATGTGCGTGAGTATGTGCTATTTAGAGATAATCATATTTGCCAACATTGTAAGGGTAAAAGTAAAGATAAAGTTTTGAATGTGCATCACATAGAGAGCAGAAAGACTGGAGGTGATAGCCCAAACAACTTGATTACCCTTTGCGAAACTTGCCATAAGGCATATCATAGAGGTGAGTTTGAATTAAATGTAAAGCGTGGAAAGTCTTTTAGAGATGCCGCATTTATGGGGATTATGAGATGGGGTTTCTATGATAGGCTAAAGAATATCTATCCTAATGTAAGTATGACTTTTGGTTATATCACGAAAAATGCCCGTATCACTAATAATCTCCCTAAAGAGCATTATGTTGATGCAAGGTGTATCAGTGGTAATCCTGTGGCTAAACCTTTAGGTTATTATTTCTATCAGAAGAAAGTAAGATGCCAAAACAGACAAATACACAAAGCTAATTTCTTGAAAGGTGGCAGAAAGAAACTCAATCAAGCACCATTCTTAGTAAAAGGTTTTAGATTGTTTGACCTGGTTGAATACCAAAAAGAGTTGTATTACATCTTTGGAAGAAGAAGTAGTGGTTCCTTTGATATTAGGAAATTGGACGGAACTAAAGTGAACAAAGGCTCTATCAATTGCAAGTATTTGCGGTTGGTAGATACAAGAAAAAGTATATTAATTGAAAAGCGAACGCAAGTAAATTTATAAAGCTAAAACGGAATTAATTCAAAACGACTTGGGTTTGAGCCTTATGTGAGCGTGAATCGTAATACAGGTGCTCTTATAAAAAAGGAGGATATGAATTTACTCGAAGAATGCGTGAGGCGTAGAATTATCGAAATATCAAAATAACGAAAAATAAACAATATCATGGAACAGAAAATAAAGGCTTATAAAGCATTTGATAAGGATTTATCTTGTAGAGGGTTTAAGTATGAAGTAGGTAAGGAGTATGAAGAAACAGGCGACATAAAGGCATGTGAGAAAGGTTTTCATGCATGTCCTTATCCTCTGGATGTTTTTGGTTACTATGCGCCGGCCGGGGCAAGGTTTTGTGAGGTTGAACAGAGCGGTAAAATAGACGATTCAGAAAGTGACAAGGTTTGTTCCTCAAAAATTAGAATAGGTGCTGAGCTTGATATAAGGGGGCTTGTGAAAGCAGCTGTATCTTTTGTCAAGGAACGGTGTACTAACGAGTGTAATGCGGATCCGGGAAAACCTGCCACGGCTGGTAATAGAGGTGCTGCCACGGCTGGTGATAGTGGTGTTGCCACGGCTGGTGATAGAGGTGCTGCCACGGCTGGTGATAGTGGTGCTGCCACGGCTGGTGATAGAGGTGCTGCCACGGCTGGTGATAGTGGTGCTGCCACGGCTGGTGATTATGGTGCTGCCACGGCTGGTAATAGAGGTGCTGCCACGGCTGGTAATTATGGTGCTGCCACGGCTGGTGATAGTGGTGTTGCCACGGCTGGTGATAGAGGTGCTGCCACGGCTGGTGATAGAGGTGCTGCCACGGCTGGTGATAGTGGTGCTGCCACGGCTGGTAATAGAGGTGCTGCCACGGCTGGTAATTATGGTGCTGCCACGGCTGGTAATTATGGTGCTGCCACGGCTGGTAATTATGGTGCTGCCACGGCTGGTGATAGTGGTGCTGCCACGGCTGGTGATAGTGGTGTTGCCACGGCTGGTGATAGAGGTGCTGCCACGGCTGGTGATAGTGGTGCTGCCACGGCTGGTGATAGTGGTGCTGCCACGGCTGGTGATAGTGGTGCTGCCACGGCAAGAGGAAAGGCTTCAACCGGATCAAATGGTCTGTCAGTGGCAAGAGGCAACAATGTTCGGGTAAAGGGCGGAATTGGTGCAATTTTGGTCATAGCTGAGGAAGGGGAAGATTCGTATGATATTGTCGATTGGAAGGCTGTAGTAGTCGATGGTGAGGTTGTCAAGGCCGACACATGGTATAGACTGGAAAACGGTGAGTTAGTGGAAGTTGATTAACAGTTGACTGATAATACAATTAGAATTTAATTGCCAATAATTACCATTTACCTGACATCAGGAAAATGGTTCAAAACAGAAATAGTAATGAAATAAATGGAGCATAGTAAACTGACTCATGGATCCTTATTCAGTGGCATTGGTGGCTTTGAATTAGGTGCTGAAATGGCAGGGATTAAAACCCTATGGAATTGTGAAATTGAAAAATTTCAAGGTGAAATATTAAAAAATAAATTTCCTTATGCAGAAAGATTCACAGATATTACAAAAACAACCGGGCTTCGATATGTGGACATCATTAGTGGAGGATTTCCGTGTCAAGACATCAGCGTTGCCGGAAAACGTGAAGGTATTAAAGGGAAACGATCCGGCTTATGGAGTGAGATGTATAGAATTGTACGGGAGGTTAGACCTAAATACGTCATCATTGAGAACTCGCCAGCTCTCGTTATTTCCGGCTTCGAACAGGTGTTATGCGACCTTTCCAAAATCGGGTATGATGCGGAATGGCAATGTATATCAAACTACGCTTTTGGATACCCGCACAAAAGGGAAAGACTTTATCTTATTGCCTACTCCAATAAAATCGGACTACAAGGCGACATTTGCAACAATGGATGCTTTAACTCAATATTTAAACAGTGGGCATCAGATACGAATATCGGATATACTTGCGCAAAAAGGATTCTTGAAATCCCAGCGCATAGCACTGTTAGAAATGATGATGGGTTTCCCAATTGGTCACACAGAGTTGGGAGTATCGGCAATGCGGTAAATCCAACAGTGGCAAAATATTTATTCGAGTGTATTAAGATTTTCGATAAACAATAAGGAAATGAGTGAAAATAAAAAACCATGCCCCGAATTTCCATATTGGGGTGCAAGCTATCCAGATGCGTGCTGTGTCAATGGCAAATTGCAAGATTTAGACTACTGTGACGAGAATGGTAATCTTTACGATAAGGGAGAGGATGTTCCTTGTCCGTTTTGTAGAACAGAAGAATTTATTGAGTATGACCCGTTTAGTTGGGTAGATCATTTTTGTGAGGAGATGGAAGAAAATAGCGATGTCATTACCGATTCTATGGAGCAGTGTGCTAAACAAAAGGCAAGGCAAGCTTATTTGGATTGGATTGAGAAAGTTAGAGAAGTATATGGCTAATAACCGGATAAGAAATGAATAAAACTCAAAAGAAATTGTTGGCAAGGCTTATGGCTGTTACAAACAGCCTTGGCGGAACGCTTGACGGTACTGCTACCTGTGAGCAAAAATACATTGATAGGCAACGTGCTCACAGGCTCTCATACAAGGTCATATATGGTTTATTTGGCGATAATCCTAACAATCCCTATCGTGAAGATGATATAAATAATGCCTATAAAGCTATTGAGGAAATGGAGAAACTGGTACAAAAGGTATATCCTGACCGGAGTGGCTTTTTGAAAAATGAAGAAAAACAATAACCCTCAAAACTGATGAAAAAAAGAATAAGAAATAAAATGATGAATAATCCCGGAAGGTATAAGCTACATCAGTATTTGAAATATGCTCACCAATGGGCGGATACAGTCAGCTATAAATGCCGGTTATATTTGATATTGGATAATGGGAAAATAGTAAAAACCGATTAATAACATTAAATTATGAAACAGACAGTAGAAGAAGCGGCAGTTGATTTTGCCGATTATGAATTAAAGAACTTAGACAAGCTACCTTTTGTGGTTAGTGCAAAGGCTGATTATGATAACGGTTTGACAAAAGGGTTTAAATCTGGCGCAGAGTGGCAGTCAAAGCAATCACCTTGGATAAGTGTGAAGGAACGGTTGCCGGAAGAAAACAAAGAATATTTAGTCGTTCTTGACAATAGAGTGGTATACGTAGCTCAATATAATAAGAATAATAAATCTTGGCTCATATATGGAACTGGATATACTTATAATGTTGTCGCTTATATGCCCATCCCATCTTTCGATGAGATACTCGAAGAAAATAGGGATGTATTGGAACGGATTAAACAGAAAGGAGATTGAATATGATAATAGGCATTGACTTTGATGGAACAGTAGTAACACATGATTTTCCTAAAATAGGCAAAGATATAGGTGCTGTACCTATATTGAGAAAATTGGTGGAAAATGGACATAAACTTATTCTGTATACTATGAGAAGTGATATAGAACAAGTTACTTCTGATGATTATAATATCCATAAACAAGGAGGTAAATATCTGTCGGAAGCTATACAGTGGTTCAAAGATAACAATATACCTCTATTTGGGGTAAACAAAAACCCTGATCAGCATACATGGACAACATCACCCAAACCTTATTGTCATATATATATAGATGATGCAGCATTGGGATGTCCATTGATGTATGATATAACAAAATCAAACAGAGGATTTGTGAATTGGAATAGAGTACAACTTATACTAAAAAAAATGAAAGTGATATGATAAAAATATGGATTGCTCGTGATGAAGGTGAATGGGATGAAAATGCACAAAAGATAGGGAATTTACATATATTCTATGACTCTCCCGAACTTCTTTTTGATGAAGAAAGAAAGATTTTGCATTGGAGCAACGCTAGGATGATAGCACAATTACCATCCTACATGTATCCTCAGATTAAAGATAAGGAATGTTTTGTTTTCAATGATATTAAACTATACAAATCATACAGATAGGGAGTAAAATCCCTATCTTTTCTTTTCATATTTTCTTTTCATTTTTCTTCTTTCCACTCGTGACATACCCATATTTTGCGCAATGCCAAACAGTATTTCTTTTTCTGAATCAGTAAGCATATCATACACTTCTTCCTTGCTTTTTCCGCTAATCATAGCCATAAATATCTTTTTCATAATATGTTTATTTTAACTTCTTTTTACAACAATCGCAAATTTCTTCTTTTATAGGTTTTGTAAATAAAGCACCTACATACCCTGCAAGGTATCCAGCTTCTTCTGATGAAGGCTTTATGCCGTAATAATCAATTATATGACCAATCATGTGTTGTTTCTCATGTTCTAGGGTATTCATAAACTCTTCATCAGATGTACTATGACTGATAATCATTACAGTGCACTTATCATTTGAATATGTAACACCATAATTATACTTCTCAGTCTTTATCTTATCCGTTATTCTGTTCAATAAATGAAAAGGACAGCCAATATATTCTAACCTGTATATTGCTCTTAAGTAAGAGTGTTTGTCTACAGAATAGAACACATCAACTGTCCAATCATATTCTTCGATGTATAGTCTTTGTCGTACCATAACAATTAAATATAATCTTCCCAAGAGAAAGGTGTTCCACAGGCTATACACTTTGCGTAATACTCGTCAAGAGCACGGGTAGGACTTCCGTCAACATCGTCAAGATAGTCTTTTACAAACATACAGGCATATTGCTCATTGACTATGGATGAACCCATATAGTCGGCACGTACCATATTCAATACATAAACCTTGTTGTATTCCACATCATTCTTCAACTCAACATTGAATTGCTTCATCAATGCTTCTACTTGGTCTTTGTCATATGGGTGTATTTTGTTACCGTTTCTGTCTTTCATTTTTGAAACGGCATATTCACACAATTTCTTTGAGAAATTCCATCCATGTTCTGCAAGATATTTTTCCATTCCCGAAGGAAGTTTCTCATATACATCTAATCTCGTTCTTTCCATAGCTTTTGTTTTTAAAGAAAAACAGCCCGTAGTAAACCACTACGGGCTTAAATCAATTGAATTAGCGTCTACGTCTAGCATAGGGACCAGTACCTTTGACTCCACGTCTTTCTCCGTATTCATCATCATCGTCCCAAATGCGCCCATCATCGTCCATTCTTCTACGCATTCCACGTTCACCATAACGGCCATCCATTTCTTCCATAGCGTCACGATAACCTTCTTTATACGCTTTTTCTAATTCGCGGTCCATATCTTCGCCTTCAAAGCTACGGCCCATTCCATATACTTTCCAACCCATAGTTATTATTTTTTATTGTTGTTGTTGTTATTGTTGTTGTTGTTTGTATGTTGCACATCTGGCAATTTGATACCCGAAGCAGCAAGTTGAGCAAGTATATCCCTTATCTGAGACAATTCACCTTTAAGCTCTTTCATTTCCTTATCTTGTTGAGCTTTTTCCGCAAATGCAGGATTTAATGCGGTAAGCATTTCATCACAGCTTTTGATTACTTTTTGATGATATTCTACAGATTCTACTACTCGCATACTGCTCACTTTCATAGCTTCTATCTCAGCATTGATAGCATCTTTGCTTTCTGATACAACTACGTTTCCTCCTACTTGGGAAAAGTCTGCTATGCTAAGATTGGCTGGTAACTTTTGAAAATCAAGAGTATCATCGCCAACTTTTACTTTCACATCCACAACCATTTCATTTTGTGGAAGAGGATATGATGCATATCCATTCTGATATTTAGGGACAGGATTTGAAACACTTATCACAGTGCCCACATCACATCTTGGGTTTTCCCCTTTATGCAATATGAAAAACTGCTGTCCTTGTCGTATTGATTGAAACATACTTATTCTAACTTTTTAATATCATTTTACAGTGCTTCTAGCCTGTGCGGCAGTAGCAGGTGCAACGATATGATTAACTACTTGAAATATCCCATTACATTTGTCGTAATAGACAAAGTATTTATTGCCTTGTGAAATTTCACTAGACGGAATCTGATCTCCCGAACCGTTTACCAAAGGAACCTTGCTTGTGGATGTTGATGTGGTATTTGTCAATGTGGTAGCCACAGAAACAAGATACGCATCAGATCCGGCAGCAGGAACATGATTTACACTCAAGAGCAAAATACCTTGATTTGGCAATCGTCTGAACAGACACGGGTTAATACCATAGATAACCTCTGAATTTGTCGTATCTGTCGTTACAGAAGACGTCCTAACAAACGGTATTCCTCCAAAGTCAAGTCTATGTACTCCTTTAAAACGGTTAGCGTTATATCCCATCATATAAGGATTAAAAAAATAACTCATAACTTTTCCCTTTCTTTAGAATTTTATTATTTTTGCATCGGGATAGATAGGAGCGATCAACCTATTGAAAAGGGTTTGCTAACGCCCTTCCCTCTTTTTCCTATGTTAGCATCACTAAAATAAGTTAGCAATGACAAACGAAGAATTTATTAAGAGCATCTCCTTGGAAGGAGAAATTTGGAAGGACGTAATCGGATATGAAGGAACATATATGGTTTCTTCAAAAGGACGTATTTGCTCCCTTGGTAGACTATTGATTAATTCAAAAGGCATTAAAAGATGGTGGAAGCCACATATTATGAAACAGTCTAATGATGGAAAAGGATATTTTATTGTAAATTTATGGTTAAATAATCATAGTAAAATATGTTATGTCCATAGATTAGTTGCCAAATCATTTATAGATAATGTTAATCATTATGACCAAGTAGATCATATTGATGGAAATCCTAAAAATAATAATGTTTATAATCTAAGATTTTGTACTCAAAAAATGAATTTAAGCTATCCTTTAGCTCGCAAACATAATTCAGAAGCCCAAAAAAGAAGATTAATGCTCTTTCATCCAAATTCAAAGAATGTAGTAGGAATAAATACTACCAATAATTCAGATATAATCTTTTTGAAATCACAATCTGAATCAAAAAAACTAGGATTTATCCCTTCTTGTGTTTCTTTATGTTGCAGAAATAAAATCAATCAACATAAAGGATATAAATGGATGTTTTTATCCGATTACGAAGCCCAATTCAATAAGTCAAAGAACTCTTAACTACATTTTAGCAATTGCAACCACAGTTGTCACCAGCAGCGTAACCTGCGCCAAAACCAGCCATGAACGGATAACCATATCCACAACCGCAATTTGGATTAGGCACTATATAGGATGGAACCGGGCACGGAGCCTTAAGTTGTCCAACTATATTTGCAGTCTGGGCCTGTTGAGAAGCAGCCAGAGCCAAATTGCTGTTTTCCTGACGTAACTGCTGAATTTCACGTTGCATTTCTCTCTTTTCCAACTCGCAGAATCCGCTTTGGATGATTTGAGTTTGAGCGTCTATCTTACTTGACAAGATGTTAAACTGAGTGTTTGTGTTGCTTGTCAAAGTATTGGTCTGCTCTAAAGTAGCCAAACGGCTGTCGCATCCTTGACGTTCAATAGCTGTACGGATATCGCAGCAGCAAGAAGCAAGCTGAGACCGATAGCTGCACTATTGGACTGAATTGAGTTGATGATCTGTTGAGAGGAAAGACCTACCTGGTTACCAACTTGCTGAATCTGTCCTTGAATCTGGCAGATAGCATTCTGCAACTGTTGAGTAGAGCAGTTCAAAGAGCTAGCCAACTGGTTGATAGCTGTTCCGTTTCCTTGAATAGCATTCATCAACAATTCACGTCCTGCTTCATTGTTCAATTGAGCAGGGATTCCGTTTGCTCCATTGCCAAACCCGTTACCGAATCCGTTACCACCCCACAGGAAGAAGAGCAGGATAATCTAGATCCAATAACAACCAGCACCACCCCAAGCGTCTTGATTTTTGTTACCATTCATCAAGGCAGCTACAAGATTGGGGTCTAATCCTTTATTCTGCAACAGTGCAGGAATCATTGACATAATACCTGCGCTTTCTCCAGCGGCAGGATTGTCGAACATAAAAATTTTGTCTGAACCCATAATATTGTAATTTAATGTGTGTGTATTATAACTCCCGTAAAGACTGTGCACTCATCTTTACGAATGTAAATTTACAACATGGATGGTCTAAACAAAAATAAAAATTTCGTAGTATAACTTATTGTGTTTCAGATAGTTTAAACTTGTTAAAATAAGTTATTTGCTTGTATGTTGCTTTTACTATTCGTATATTAGCGAAATAATTTTAAAATAGAGGAATTGAAGATGAAAGAATTAAAAAAATGGAATAATAATCCAATAAAGATTACGTATTTAATATCTAGTGGAAACAAGTACGCTTATATAAAATTAGGTGACACTGTTGATCTGACGAACGGAACATATAAAATAACCGCTTTGGATAATGAAGAAAACATTTTCAAAGCGGTTAATATGGAGAATAAAGATGATTGTGTTACAATGTATGCGTATGAGGTTGTCTAGTTTTTAGTCTTGTATTTACCCCTTGATTTCTTTGGACGTATAAGCCCGTTATTTTTAAGAGCATCCAATGTTTCTTTCAAATAAACGGGTTTTGTCATTCCTTGTACTCTCACGGGTGATAATAACGGTTGTACGGGATGAAACTTAGTACCTTTGTATGTAAGCCTTGCAAACTCGGTGTCGCTCACATCAAGGTACTTTATGGCATTTTCTCTATCAAAATAAGACGGTATGATAGTGGATTTGTTTATCGCATCAGTTAGAAAGTTAAACTAGTCTGCATTAACATTTGAATTTCCACTTTTCAATGCTAGAGATATCCCGTCAAGTAAGGAAGCTAATATAGTGTTATAATTCATGCCCATGACTTACTCGATAGATGATATGTTTGCTGTTCCCGTAACACTTACCTTGCTTCCTGGTGTGACTGAAAAATATTCCACCGTTCCTGCCGGGAGAAGCATTCCTGTTGGTGCTATCCTGCTTGACCTGCTTTTTGTTTCCTGTACCAATGAGATACGGCATCCATCCGATGTCGCTACTCTTATAAGGTTTGACAATGCTGTGTATTCCTTATCGGTTATATCTTCCGATGCTGATATTCTTGCAGCCACGATACCTTTTAACGCTTCGTCCTTTGAAGCGTTTTTGGTGGAGAAATACCCACCTATCTGTTGTTTGTCATTGCTTTCCATATCCTTTTAAGTAAGATTGTTTCACACTTTCTGCAAACTCGTTCAGTTTTACATAATCCGGGTCAAGTTTGTTTAAAATACCTTTTCTGAGAGCCGCTTCTTCCTCACCGTTTGGAAATTCATCCTTTATGGCGGCATCTACCGTTTTGTCGTATGATACAGGGTTCTTTACACGCTGTACATCGGCTTTCCACTTTTTGACGAACTTTTCCTGTACAATATTTCCCATATCGTCCGTTTCGGGTTCGTCAACTTGTTCAATGTTTAAATGAACATTGCTATATCCAGTGCCTAAATCAAAGATAAAGGCAGGCTTCTCGTCAAAAATCAAACCTCTTTCCATAGTTTAAATATCTAATGTTCCATCAAAATAATAACCCCTATTGAATTTTATGACAACATCTTCCAAAGGTAAAAGACTTTTGTCTACTTGGGAAAGGAATGCTCCTAATGTTTCGTATCCGCCTTTCACAAAGCATTTTTCTCCTTTGAACAGTATCTGCATTCTTACCCATGTACTATTGTCCTTCTTTGTAGATGGTCTTACATCAAAATCAAGAATGTCTATATGCTCATCGACAAGTTTGTCTATCTTTATATCCTTTCCGTCAAACTTTCTTGACACTCTTATATTTAAGTCACTAATCTTTGTCATGTGGCTATTATTATTAACTAAAACTTTATTAATTAAGTTTTTAGAATCACAGTGCATCAACATACCCATATAACTCGTAATTGATTTTGGGTTATTACGTTTTGACGCAAAGTTTTTCTTTATTCTCTTTCTTATTTTGGTATGACCAGGAGTAAAGACGAATCCACCGAAATCTATTCCTTCTGAAACGGGGAATATCCTGTAATTTTTCTTCATCTCCAATTTCTTTTCATACCACAGGTAATTTCTTATCCTCCACAGCCATTCATGCAACTGTTTCTTATCATGGGATAATATCACCATATCATCGGCAAATCTGAAATAATGCTTTACTTTGAACTGCTCCTTCACAACATGGTCCAAAGACCTTAATACCAAATGGCTTCCTATCTGAGCGTCAGGATTGCCAATAGCCAGACCTTTATTGCTATAATTAAGCGTATTCATAAGCCATAACGCATCCCTGTCTTTCAAATCTTTGCTGTATGCCTTCTTGTAAACGCTGTGTCTTACGGACGGATAAAACTTCTTAATATCCATTTTCAAAACGTATATTTTCCCGTTTTTATCCATCTCAAGCAATGTCCGTTTCATCTTTCTCACAAGGGAATGCTTTTTTACCTTACTTGTAATTACCCTTTTAGGCAGACAGTTATATGAATCAAGTGTAAGGCTTTTCGTCCATCTGTCCATCATGGGTATCAAAAGGCTGTGCTGGACAATCCTGTCCGGGTAAAACGGGAGTTTGTGTATCTCCCTTACCTTTCCTGCATCAGTCACTTTCTCTATCACCTCATACTTGCTTACATGGTATGATTTGTCTTTGAGCATCTGATAAACATTCTGATGATATTCATCCTTATGTTTCTCATAATCCCTCACACCCCTGTGATTTCTCTTTCCTTTCTTTGCCTTTTCAGCAGCAGAGACAATATTATCCATACTGCCTATCGTTTCAAAAATATTATTCAATCTTTTCATCTTACGTGCTTTTCTTTGTCCGTTGAGCCAAAGATAACTAACTTTCCATATACCTACAACTGTAAATGTACTAATAAGTTCCCATCCTCAAACAATGGGTTGTCTTGACATTTTTCATCTTCCTGACGAGGCTTCTGTATAGCAGTAATTTTTTTAGCACGTTAGCTGCCACCGATGTTCGTGTTCGCGTTCGAAGGATCATGGTTCAAATTACCATTCCGCAGAGAACAATTGCCGTTGTTCGACTTACCACCAAAGTAAACACCACCATTCTACAGACCGCCTTTTTTCAACTAACCGCCTTTGACAGACTTATTTAACTTTGCTGACGCATTTGGTTAGATTTTTATTATGCAAACTTAAACATAATTAATATATTTTGCAAGTTTTGGGAGGGGGATTTTTCACTTCGTGAAAAATTAGGATTGGGTTATTGTACAACGAAAGCCGCCACCGATGTACGCGTACACAGTCGAAGGATCATGGTTCAAAACACCATACCGCAGAGAACAATTGCCGTTGTTCGACCTACCCCCAAAGAAAACACCACGCCTTCTAATCTTACCCGAACCTGCATTTCCCGTAAACCAGTTGTAATGGCATTCCCCCGTGTGAAGATTGCTTCCCTTGACCTCTCCAATAAGAGAGTTCTTAAAGTTCTTCGTTATATATCCTTCACCTCTAGCCATAGAACCGATAAAATCATACGTATTCTCAAAACCGTAAGACTCCCCGGGATTCTTTTCTGTGGCCACATTGTCCGTAGTCAGATTGTTCACGTCATAGGTCTGATAGATGTCTATGGATGTGGAATCGTGCATGACACAATCTATCCCACTGTACCACATCCATATATCTCCCCACCCGGCAATACGTCCGCGAATGATAGGCTGTGTGAAGCATATCTCTATTTCACGGTTTTCCACTGCCGCATTGTCAGGAATACTCCATCCGCTGGTTACAGTTGCATTGACAAACTTGGCTACGATACCCGACATCTCCCCGTCAGCCAATCCGTTATGACCTTGGAAGTTGTAGTATTTGTATTTTGTACTTTCATATTCAAACTCAGTGTCGGGAGAGACATTGTGTTCCTTTGCGTATGACATGGCAAGCTGTGCTTCAAACATCTTCATGCAAGGATGGTAGTTGTTTATTAATATGGCGAAACCATAAGACGTTCCTGTTTCTGACGCTCTAAATCCTTTCCCGTTCATATTGTAATACACATAGGTCTGACCGTCCGCCTTCTTGAATCTGATTCCTGTCATTTTTCCCCAGCTTGACGCATCGGGGGCTGAATCGTTGGATGATATTCCTTTTCCGCAAACAGACTGTGCGTGCAGGTCTTTTGTCCTGAACTTAATGAACAGAAGCGTGCACCATACTTCAAGGTCAAGGGCGAACGCATTGGCGTAAGGATAGTTCTTCGTGATGTCCTGGTTCTTTGCCCTAGCGTATTTCTCGCAATCAAAACGTGACACGTTTGTCGTAGGCCATCCATTTCCTTCCATTATGTTCACGCCTAGATTTCCTGCTGCCGTTGTTCCTTTTACCGTGTTGTCAAAAATAGATCTCTGCTTCCCATCCTTTATCGTGGAGTAACCGATACTCATTCCGAACGGTTTTATCTCTATGGCCGTATCGCCACCGTATGTAAACGGAGCGTCACTGACGAGCCTTCTTTCGTATGTATCATCCGTTCCTCCGTTGATTATCCAGAAAGGCTTGGTGTTTACAAGCATGATGTCGCTTCCATCATCTGTTACATCAGTTCCGTCAATAACAATATTTGACGGGCTACCGTCAGCCATTTTGAAGAAATTGGTCTGGTCAAGAAATCCGACTACCTTACCGTCCTTTACCTTTGCCACACGGAAAGAGTTGAGGATGGGATGAGATGTCTTGAACTCTTCCTTTCCTATCCATGTCTGAAATACAGGGTCTGTCTGCCCTCTTCTCATCTCCACTCCATATATGTTCCCCTGCTGCATCTTTATCTGTTCGAGAAGCGTTTTGTAGTCATTGGTGAAATCATTTGTGGATAACTCCTTACCGTCCACCTTGTCTACCTTCTTGTCTAGGGCTGTTTTCTGTGCGGTGGATACGGGCTTTTCGGCATCGGACGTATTGTCCACATTTGACAGACCTATATTGTCTTTTGTTATATTGACATTTCCTGTCCTGTAAGACTGTTCGGCATTACCTTTCACGCCTATGACGGTATTCTTCTGTGCGCCTTCCTGTATCCCGTCAAGTTTGGTTTTTAACTGGGTAGTAAAGTTGTTGTCGGTATGAACATAGTTTTCGTCCATTACCATGCCTTGTCTTATCTTGGACACCGTGACGGATTTGTTCTCTTTAGGGCTTCCCGTCACACATGGTATCATCTCTTCTCCCGTAGCGGTCTCAACGGGAGGCATCTGTGAAATTTTAAGATTATCTTCCATTATATTATTCCGTTAATATTAAACCATCGTTTTCAAGCAATATGCTGTATCCATTTTCAGTGATTACGGTATTCCGAAGAACCTCTAGCGTTATCCTTGAATCAGCAAGCTTCCATGAATTGTCAGAAAACGGCATATACCCGTCTTTCTTTACAGACAGCGACATCGTGCCATTTGCCATACCCCGTACTTTTACTGTACCGTCAGACAACGTTTTGTACTGTACGCCTCCCACCGTGACCGTTGCGTCCTGTATGGGTGAGCCTGATACGTCCACCACCGTTATCGTTACGATAGCCTTCGGTATATAGTAGTCAATCAAATCCTGCTCGGTGAATCCGTCGGTTTGTTGGGTGGGAACGGAATCGAACAAGATAGATTTATAAAACGCCATAGAACCAAATCTAGTCTTATTGTTGCTATCCGACAAGAATAATGACATATTTGTACCAGTTTGTCCATAAGTACCTGCTAGAGTTGCCTTCTCTTCACCTACATAGCAAGTCATTAATTCATTGTTTGCCGAGAGAACATAACTGATTTTATCCTCTACACTAGGCGTAAACTTAAAGTCTGTATAAACGTAGTTACCGAACTTTACAGAATTTGCACTTCGTCCTTGCAATAACATCCATCCTCGATTACTTGCCGCTATTGAAGTTGTCGAGAACATACCTTTAAGAGCGGTAGGTCTTATGATAGCACATTGGAAGAACATCATGTAATTTTGCAGTGATTTAAAGTTCTCCACAACACCGTAATCATCCACTCCGTCTGTCACTAGGGCATTGGGATATTTAGGCAGGAACTCTATTGTTACGTCCATATCTCCTATGTCCCCTGTAACTCCTATGGCGTTATACAATGAAGTGGTTCCTTCGGGATAGGTTAATGTCACTTCATGTTCTCCGTTGTCAAAGGTATAAAATCCGCCATTTCTGTTTACCAAACTAACTTGTCTGCCATCAGAAAGTCCTGTAACCTTAAATTTATGAGTAGGCGTAGAATTTGACGGTACTATATTTACCATATTATTAGTAGTGGATAGCTTGCTAGTAATATGTATAATCCTATTGTCTGTTACCGTCACAACAGCTCTATCCGGAAGAATATTCGTACTGGCTATATCATATCCTCCCACACCACTCATAGCCGCGAACAGGAAATTATTCAATTTCAATGGTCTTTTGTTCCCACTGAAATCCTGTAGATAAGGATTGGATTTCAATATCTCGTTGGTAGGTACGGATTGTCTTGTAGGAATTTCCTCTACCACAATATTGCAGTCCACATCATTCACATTATCGCCCGCCAAATAAAATCCGGGGTATGATGTATTTGTAGAACTGCTATTAGTATATGATTTAATATCGTATTCTCCATCCTGTGTTATCTGAATACTATCATATCCTAATATACCTTTTATAGTGAATCCCTCCGGAAGTCCGGTAACTTTTATCCTGTAAGAATCAACAGACTGTAATGGCAAGCATATTATTTGCCAAAAACTAGTATTGGCATTATTTGTTGGTGTATGGGTGATAGAACATCTGTTTACAGTCTTATCATAAGTTATCTTTCCTCCGAGGTTCACAAAAGGATTTGCATAAGTAACGCCGGGAATATAAACATCCACAGGCTTTGACATATCGTACCAGAACACCATGTGTTTTGGTATCCATTTCTCTATGATTTCGTTTATATTCGTCTCTACCTGCCATGTTCTAACAAGCCCAAGACGCCCTATGTTAAAAAATCCTATCTTTCTCATACTGCGACCAATTTTCAGACGAAAGCAATTTTTCAAACTCAAAGGTTCCTGTTTCATAGGTATCGTAAGGGAAAGGATGCTCTATACCGTCTTCCGTAAGTGTCATAGGCATTGCTTCCAAAACCCTTTCTGTATGTATCATATAATACAGCCCGTCAACTGATTTTCTGAAAACGGACAAATCTTCATCCGAAAACATAATCTCGGAGTCCATTTTGGGAACTATCGAAAATTGCATAATTTGTTTTTTTTATCTATTATCGCAAAGATAGCATAAAATTCGTTAAACAATTTGGTTATGAGCAGTTTTGTGCAGTATATTTGCTTAAAAATAAAAAATATAATATCAATGAATGTATTAAGTTTATGTGATGGTATAGCCTGCGGTAGGATTGCTCTTGAACGAGCAGGGATAAAGGTGAATAAGTATTACGCAAGCGAGATAAATGAACCGTCTATTAAGGTGGCATTAGACAATTATCCTGATATCATAGAGTTAGGTGATATCAGGAATTGGAAAGAATGGAATATAGAATGGAAAGATATTGATCTGTTGATTGGAGGTACACCATGCCAGGATTTCTCCCGACTTGGAAAAGAAAAGCTAAACTTTGATGGCGAGCGTTCGAGTCTGTTCTTTGAATACGTCAACATACTGAACCATATCAGACAGTTCAATCCTAATATAAAATTCCTGCTTGAAAACGTGAAGATGAAATCCGAGTGGGCTGATTTTATTTCGTCACATCTTGGAGTAGACTATGTGTATATCAACAGTTCCGATTTCTCCGCGCAAATGAGAGCAAGATACTACTGGTGTAATTGGGAAATACCTGCATGGAAGGACAAGGGAATACTGTTCAAGGACATCATTACGGACGGGTATGTGGAGAAAAACAAATCATGGTGTATGCTTGAATCATGGAACAGGTTTGCCAAGAACCCCGAATCGTTGTTAAGAAGATATAAAAAATCACTTACACCGTTGATATTCAACTCACCCGACTGTAATCCCGAAAAAGGTTTCAGAACGCCCAATATTACGGAAGCGGAAAGATTACAGACCGTACCCGAAGGATACACCAAGTCGGTACAGCCACATATAGGCATGGGTCTGTTAGGAAACGGATGGACAATAGATGTTATTAGTCATGTTTTTAAAGGATTGAAACAATGAACCCGATAGTTAGTCATATATTCGCATTCCTTTGCGGATGCTCGTTTGTCATACTTGGTGCTATTTATTTTGGAACGAAAGGAGATTGAATGGAATAATAATTGATGGAGTGTTGCATGAAATGGTTGAATCATTCAATATAATCGTGGGAAAGTAACGGATATTAACTCCCCCTTGCTGGTAAACGGCAAGGGGGATGATTGTTCTTATAACTGCGGTCCCATAGAAAGAAGCAATGTACTATCTTTATATGCCGCACTGTTAAGGCTTACCCATACCCTACAACTTCCTGATTGAATCAAGTCCGATGATATGAATATTCTCACCTTCTTGTCAATATTAGAATTGGCGGATACTTGGAAATCTTCTATTGTTTCTCTTGCTTCACCTATAACCATAGGATCTTCAAATTTCTTACTTGCAAACCTAGCCATACAGCTATTATTACGGAAAGAAACAGGGCTGCTTGAACTGTTTCTCACTCTTACAGTGACTTCAATATATCCCATAATAGAAGGCATAGTACCACCAATTATGGATATGCTTACATAAGATCCTACAATTTCTATCTCTGCCTTTTTCATCATAGGAATGGAATATGCAAGATGTGCAATATCGGGATCGTCCTGATTCAATATAGCTGTACTTAGAAATGGAGAAACCTCCCAATCACCAGTAGCCATTCCCCATGACTTTACTGTCACCATTGCATACCCTGTTCCTATTTTCTTATCGGCAGTAACACGCCTGTACATCTGACTGGTCTTGTGCTTAACATAAACTCCGAAATAACACTCGGCTATCTCGGAGAAGTCACCCATGTTAAGATAATCCGTATCATGCCCTTCCGATGGCAACACTATAGCGGCAGAACACGTAAAACTACTGCTGTTAAACTGATTAGACGCCGTAGTAGGGCACATGAACTTATTTATAGGGGCTTGTGCACGATGGTTGTATCCGTTAAAGTCGGTAAGGCGAAATGGAAACTTACCACCTGTCGGTGGGGTGTATTCCCATCCGTTCATGCTTCCATCAGCGTGTTTTGGCGCATCCCGGTATCCTGCCATTTGGAAAGGCTTGACACCACAGTTTCCATCCCATCCTTGCCACCATTTTTCATCTGGTCCAGGAGCAAGGCTTTCATATCTTACAGGCTTGTACCGTGCCCACCGGTTTATTTTTCCGTGGGTGTTTGCACAAGCGTATCCTAAATCGTAAGCCCCATTCACACCGCCTATGCCAAGAGTGGCGAAAACGTCACCAGCAAGGTTTATCGGGGCTGTAATCTTTCCGTTAGAATGACCCATAATATTTTTTTATTTATTAATTGTTAATACCTAATCTCTTTTCCAATTCTCTTACTCTTTTCTTTAATCTTGTAACCTCATCATCAACTTCCTGCAAACCTTTCCATACAACGGGGATAAGCCTTTCATAATCTATGGTATAGTAGTCATTGAATGTATCCTTTACCCACTGACTATAACCGCCGGAAAGCAAATCCTGTGCGATAAGACCATAATTCCAGTTATCATGGTTGAACACTTCGGAATTTTCCTTGGCAATAGCGTTCCAGTGATACTTCACACTCCGGAATTTACGGATAATACCCATAGCATCATAACCCTGAATATCGGTTTTCAACCTTATATCGGAAGAGGATGCCTTGGCTGTAATTGCTCCGTTTGCTGTAATATTAGTTGCAGCATGGAAATTGTTCGCTGTGACACGCCCTGTACGGCAGTTCACTGACATGGCTATCTTGTTCTGATACGTGCTAGAACAAGTAGTAGTAAATGAAACGCCATGCCATGAATCTATGACAAGATTTGATAAGGTCGAACTTCCAACCTCATTTCCATTGTCGTTCCCACTATGCCGGATATTCGCATTTGGTGTGGAAAAATCAATACGGGAAAATCTAGTTGTGCTCGGTAACTTCAAATAACAGTTTGAACCTCCGTTTACACTAACTCCTGCTCCAGTATTGGCAGAATGGTAATCCTGTATATAGAACGTTCTAGTAACACCCCATACGCTATGAGATTGTGGTGTAGTAACGTTTGAATTATAAGCATTTGTAACAGTTGAAGTATGAATATCAGTGCTAAACTGTCCAGCATTAATCGTACCTCCGCCTGTTGAAAAAGCAGAGTATTCACAATTAATAGTAGTCCAATCTGAATACTGTCTTATTTGTAATTCCCAACTGTTACTTGCGTACCTTACTATTCTTATGCAATCAAAAGTACAATAAGGCGGAATATATAAATAATTTCCATTTACCTGACTATTGGCAGTTCCCCCATAAGCGTAAAGTACTACTTGGAAAGGTATTTCTGTTACCTGTCCTTGTGAGTGATTTCCATGATTAATCCATATTGTACCTATAATAGTACAGGCTTTATATTGTCCTCCAGTAGTATTGACATAAGTAACTATCTTACGCCAGTTTTTATCTTGATCACCACCAAAAGGTCCTACCCTGTGTTTTATGTGACCAGAAGGATAACCTAAGGATATTTGACTTATATGATAACCGTCCAGTAAATCCGCGTTCAAGTTGGTATTCAATGTAGTGGACGAACATTGGTAAGGCTGCGTGCCTGTGCCTACGGTAGATTTAAAGTACCCGTCAGTTCTTGTATTTCCAGCAACATGAAGTTTTTCACCCGGAGAATTAGTACCAATACCTGCTAATCCACCACCAGTACACATAATCAAGTATTTTCCCGAATGGCGCTGTAAAAACAAATGGTGGTCATATCTGTTTATCTCTCCATTATATGCACCATCATAATTGCCTGCGCTATTAACTCTTCCTATACATATCGTACTTTCTTTAATACCACCTGCTACATTAAGCACACCTGTTCTTACATTCAACCACATGGCATTTTCCCCTTGTGCAACGGTTTGTCTGCTGATTGTAGGATACCAGCCTATACCTAGCCAAGAGCCGAAACGTAAATTAGCATCGGTTGAAGAAGCTGTATCACCACCACCATGAATCCAATTACCCGAAGTTTTAACTACTCTAGTACCCCCACCTATATTGAATCCTTTGGTGTTATTCATAGTCAAATCCCCTGTCATGGTATCTCCGGTTACATTGACATAACGTCCGTCAAAATCAGACAGGTGCAATCCATCAACCATGTCTGCATTAAGATTACCCACAACAGTGTTACTTACCACAATAAATGGAGCCGTGCCACTTGCTACGGTAGAAGTAAGCTGACCGCTCATCGTTATGTTACCTACGCCCGTCATGTTTCCGCTTACGTTAGCCGTACCGTTGAAAGGTTGACCCCAAAGGGTACGGGAGGTAGCAAGAGAGCCGGTAGTATCAGACCTATTATGATATGATGGAAGTTCGTTCCCATTGTCTGATGGTAATGTAGTGTACCAAGTTCCATTGGATATATTTGTGGTAACTCCCCTCCTATTTAAGATTGATACATGACAATCATTATGATCATAATAATGCCAGAATAATCTTATCTTCTTGGTTGTAGTATTATAGAATAATCGCCACATCGTGTTATCAAATGAAATAGTGCTTCCATAATAGTATAATGCTCCTGTATAATTAGTGCTTTCCTTATTCGTTGTATGAAATACCATACTTATAATACCTGTACCTGAATGTCTACTATTTACTAGAAATATCATACTGTTAATAGACCATCCACCAATTACGGTAGCCTCAAGCACCAACCTATAACCTTCGGTATTTCCATTCCCTCCTGTAAGTGTTACATGTTGATTGACACCATCTGCCCGCAAAAATGCAGATTGATGATAACCGTCTAATAAATCTGCATTTAAATTATTAACAAGCGTATTGCTTGAAACTATCAACGGTGATAACCCTGTGGCAACAGTCGACTTTAGTTGCTGCGTAAATGTTTTCTGCCCTGTGATAGTTTGATTGGTGGATAAAGTAACCCATCTACCGTCCAATACGGAAGTAGGGATATGACTTGCGTCTATGACTTTACTTGAATCAGCCTTTTTCAATTCAGCCCACATAGCATCAGCGTCAAGTCCTCCCTGTCCAGCCATGTCGTACAGTTTCTTTATCGTGTACGCATTAAACGTATTGTCAAGGTCTGAATCGGAGAAGGTTGTGCCGTCAGTAAGGTTTGCGAAGCTATATACGGTCTTTATGACACCACTTCCTCCACCAGTACTACCTGTCTGCACTCCAAGAGCCGTAATCCAACCGTCCGAGTAGAATCCTACCGTGTTTCCGTCTGTTCTATGCTTCACTCTCAGAGCCTTGTTTACAGAATCGTAAACAAGTTGGGCATCTCCTATCGTAATGGTATTTGTTGACACTGATGGTGCTTGAACATTTCCTGCCTTATTAATCCAAACAGCACCTTCCGTATTATTATGCCCATTAGGTCTTAGATTTATTTCGCCATTTCCAAAGCTAGCTAGTATTGTATTACCGTCTGAGTTTCTTAATACTACATTTGAATCAGTATATGTTATACCACCGTTATTGTTGAATACTATGTTCTGACTAAACGTTTTTCTTCCCGAAATAGTCTGAGCAGTAGTCAAGGTAACGGCATCAGTAATCCCGTACCCTGCCAAAGTGGTAGGATTATCACCAACTGTAACACGCCCGTAGGTGTCTACTGTAACTTTCGTATATGTACCAGCATTCACCCCCGTGGTAGCCAGTGACAATGTGCGGTTTGCGGACAGGTTTCCACCTCCCGTAAGACCAGTTCCTGCACTTATCGTTATGGTCTTGTCCGCTTTCAGTGTAAGAAGTTCGGCTAGGTTGTCGCTTTCCGTAAGACCGTCAAGAAACGCTTCAAGTTCTTTCCATTTGTTGATAATGTTATCGGCATCGCTTCCTTCTAGGAAGTTGTTCAACTTGTTGCTTAACTGTGTTACGGTATTGTTAAGCGTGCCTAAGTCCTGTTGCCTTGCGAATGTTTCCCCGAATACAGCAGTAATGGTTTTTCCGTCAGAACTAAGTGTCATGTCTGTTACGGCATTTCCACTTCCCGACTGGGTGATGTTTTTTATACCACCACCTTCCTTCGCCATTTTCCAAATCTCGTTTATCGTGTACGCATTAAACGTATTGTCAAGGTCTGAATCGGAGAAGGTTGTGCCGAGATTGGAAAAACCATATACGTTTTTCACAAGTCCGTCACCACCGCTTCCTCCGCTTCCTCCAGGAGATACGCCTAAAGCGGAAATCCATCCTCTGGTATAGAAGCCTATTTCCGTATTTCCGTCCGCGTGCTCAAATGTGACTGCCTTGTTTACGGAATCATATATAATCTTTATATCGCCAACCTGCAACGCCTGTGTTTTCACCGTGCCGCTTATGTTGGCATCTACAGCATAAATATTCTCCCATCTCTTCGATTCAAGACCAAGTGTGGATGCGTTGTTCACGCTAGGAACTACATTTGCCGTAGACAGTTGACCAGTAAATATCTTGCTTGCAGTTACTGTCTGTTCCGTATCAAGCGTTACAAATTTATTGTCAGGAAGATGGGATATGTGAATTTTCTTTGTCGGATCATCCTTTCCCAACTCCTGCCACAATTTGTCCGTATTCATTCCGCCTTCCTTGGCTAGCTTCCATATCTCGTTGATGGTATATGCGTTGAATGTATTGCTAAGGTTGGAATCGTCAAACGTCTTACCTAAATCGGCAAATCCGTACACGGCCTTAATCAGTCCGCCTTCACCACCTCCCGGTTCTCCGCTACCACTCTGTGCGCCCAACGCTGATATCCATTGGTTTGTATAGAACGCTGACTTGCATCGTAACGCTTGGTTTACTTCATCCCATTCAAACCATCCGTTGAACTTTTGAAACGATGCAATAAGGTCATTAAGTAGCTGTTCAGAGAAAATATTTGTTCCGCTTCCCGTACCACTTCCGCCTAATGTTACATTTGTCGTATTCTGTGTTGAAGCGGTCTGATTCTCCTGTGCCAGCCGTTCATAGAAAGACAGTATCTTTCTTCTTGCAATGGTGCATGAATATGACGGGAACATATTCTCCTTGGAATATTTAATTTCCAAAGACTGTATCTGCAACTGCATATCCACTATCTGACCGTTATCAGAGAAATCGAACACGCCTATTCCATCATCCCTTACCTTTAGCATATTTCCTTCTATGAAGTCAATGAAAAGGTTAGGATGCTCTGCGACAAATCCGCTAGATATGTCAAGTGAAACGGTTCGGTTCTCATGGTCATATCTTGACAGGTGGTCAAGAGCCGCCTTTTCAAGCGTATTCTCAGCCATTGTCACATAAGATTCGGGCATGACGATATTCAGAATGACAAACTCCGTTCCTGCTGCAATTGAAGGAGATTTACCATCCGTATAAAGGGGAAGTTTGGCATTGTCGCTATCTGTTCTGTAACATGATATTTTATATCGTGCCCCCTTGTTGAACATGGCAACATCCTCTTCCGTTTCCCCCGTATCACCGTTCACTTCACCATAAAGAGGAATAATACCGTTTTTGTTTATCTTAAATTCCGTTCCTGTATAAGTTCCTGTACGCATACTGAACACCGCGTCCGTTACAGAAGCGTATTTATAATAGAACCTGTCCTGTGAACCGTCCTGATTACCGAAATGTATGTTGCATGTCATTTCCTCACTAAAGCCTATCTTACAGCTTTCGGCAGGGATATCAGAATCAAACGTGAACTCAACACGTATGGTGACTGTCGTATTCTGACCTTTTTCTATATATCCTACAAGAGCGGTCTTGTCGTAAGGTATTTCAAGCATACCAGTAGCACCTTCCTCACCAATTACAACCTCTTTCAAAGGAGAAGCCTGACCCAATACACGGTTTAAAACCATACGTAGGTTAATCTTCACCTTTTTCCCTACAGCATCACTTCCTATAGGTAATATGCTGAAAAGCATCTTTCCTGAGAATGTGGCAGTAACCTTTACAGGTTGATCATAATATGCCCTTGTACCATATATATCAAAACTCTCGAAATCCCTGTACTTGTCAAACATAGCATGGGGTTTGTACTGGGGCTGCACATTGTCGTTTATCTTGTCGGATGAATCACCGTCCTCATATACCTTGTATCCTAGGTTGAATCCAGGAGAGGTCATATAAATGAAGAAACTGTCACTATCATCACTCTTTATAGGAGTAGAACCGATAATCTTGTCTATCCGTGTAGATGCGCTAGCACCCTCACCTGCCACCTTTCCCGATTGAGGGTCTGGTTCTCCATCCGCCTTGTATGTATCCCATTCTGGAAGTCCTGACGGGTACAGATCGCCAAGCTTTTTCCCTCTGATGGAGGGATATATCCCACTGAACGTGTTTGATATGGTTTTCCCTCTTACACCATAGTTCTTCAATCCGTATTCACTGTCAATGAAATATCTTATATTCCCGTCAGAATCATTCGGAAGAAGGATGTACGGGCAATAACGTGATTCATCGGCAGGCTTAGCGTCCTTCTTGTATTCAGGCGGAACGTTTCTGCTTCCGCCTTGTGGTATGATTCGGGTTATGACAGGTGTGCTTGTGTCTACGGAAGAGGAAACTTTTACAGCACCCCCACCGTCACCCTGCTTGAATGTCCAGTTTACGGACGGTCTAGCCTTATCTGTAATGGTTATTATCCCACCGTTTGCTGTGGTTGAGAAGTAATAGTTGAGATAAAACTTGTCATAGAAGTTCTTCAATGCTTCAAACAGGTTGGTCCCATCGGTTATGTCAATCATATCCTCTGTCAGTTCGCCTTCTGCATCCACATTCAATGTCCATGTACCAATGCCTGTATATCCCACGTCCAATGAAGCATTGTAAGATTCTATATTTGCTTCTATACGTGCGGCAAGCTGTTTTGCATCACCCCAAAACTGGAACAGACCGCCATGTGTGTATCTTATCTTGTTTATCTCACCGCCTGTTCCGCTTACTATGTCAAGAAACGCTACATTCTGCAAAAGCACCTCCTTACCGTAAAACAGAAGGGAGTATTTGTATTTCCCTGCTTCGTTAAGATTATCTCCCGATGGGGCTTGGTACAGGATGAATGTATTACCGTTATATACGACTGTATCGTATTCCGATTCGCTCTTTGAGTTGTATGCCTTGAACTCTATCGGAACAACGGAAACGACTTCACAAGTCAATTTTCTCACTTCCTGCAAAGACGGGCTGTATGAAAAATCAGCACTCTCCGCAATAACCCTATTTCCTCTTTTAATCTGTAAAATCATTGGTCTTTAAAGCGTTGGTTGGTCAATACTGAAATTTAACGAAAATGTATAGGCGGACACAAGTCGGTCCGGGTTCTGCAAGTCCTGAACGTCCTGATAACTCATCTTTGCACCTGTTTCAAAACCCGTGCATCTTATCACCTGCTTTGCCGATTCTCCCCATACATCATTCCATATAGAGAAAGAGGATGAACCGTATGGCGTACCGGGAGTGGCAGGTATCACATTGGTTATATATGAATAGAACGAACGGATATTCGTCTTTACCGTTTCCACATCTCCCAAAGCGGCAAATGTTATGCTTCCTTCCGTTGGCTGATAAACAGGCGTGACAGGTTCGTACACCTTCTGACCGTTCTTGTCATACCATTTTTCGGCATAGGCTTCCTTTCTTGTCGGCAAATCCCATAATCCCTTGCTTTCAAGTATATACAGCCTGTATGTGGCATACAAATCCTTTGCCGTATCGCTTCCTTTCTTTATAAAATATTTAGCTATAGCCATTCGTGTACATATTTAATTAGTGCAAAAATAGCAAAAATAGTCTTAGAAACCATCTAGTTTTAAAAATTATTTTTCTATATTTGCATCAAAATCGGTGCTTTGGATGAGTGGTTTAGTCAACGGTCTGCAAAACCGACAACAGCGGTTCGATTCCGCTAAGCACCTCAAGTGATTGGATTTTTTTGTTCGTAATCAAACTGGAACGCCCTGCCAACTGTGAAGCTAGCAGGGCGTTTGTTTTAGTCAATTATAACTTTTATCGCATTTCCGCCTGACCTTGGGGCAATGGAAACGACACTTAGGAGTGCTGTCTTTATCGCCATAGTTGCGGCAAGCTGCTGGGTGAGAACCTCCAACTGTGACTGCTGTATGGCTGTCATGTTAGTTCCTCCCGTTCCTGCCGAACCACCGTTAAGCGATACCAACTGACGGAGTAGATCGCTTTGTACAACCATTTCGTATCTCATTCCGTTAAGATACCCCAATGCCTGGTTGAACGTATTCTCGTCAACTCCTGCAATGGCATTGGACAGACCTTCCGCATTTTCCTCCGTTTCGGTAAGCATACCACCAAGGGCGTTGTTTATCTCATTGACTACACCTCCGGCTTCCGCAAAGGCTGATTCCAATGAACCCATTACATTTCCTAGTATTATAAGTTCATCCTTGTCTATCTTGTTGTCCGCAAACATACCACCTTTACCGTCCGCTCCAAATAATGTAGTCTGTACCTGTTGCATTGCCTTTTCTATGTACTGTTGCTGTACCCAGCTTTTGACAACATCCCTCATAACGTCCGCTACGGTATCCTTGTACGCCTTGGCTGCATCTTCCCCTTTCAGCCATGCTTCGACAAGAGCGTCACCTATCTGACTAGCCCAGCCTTTCAAGTCAATACTATACAACTCACTAGCAAGTGTTTCTGAATAATATCTTATTTCGTACTCTAATTCCTTTATGGTTTGTTTGTATTCTTCCACTTTCTCCCTGTCTGACTTTTTCTTATCTTCTTCGGCTGCTAGAATTTCTTTTTGAATTTGTAACTGCTGTTTCAGATTGGATACCTGTTGGGAAGTCACCTCATCTAATCTTTCAGGATTAATAATGTGCTCAAATTCTTTTTCGAGCATATTATAGATATTGGTCAGTTTCTTTGATTCAAATTCAAGATTCTCTATATGCTTTTGAAGTCTTTTGTCATGCTGTCTGTTAAATGTAGCGATAACATCAAGCGGCATGGATATAGCCGAACCTATCGCACCTGCAAAATCACCACTTTTGAATGAATCCCATGATTTCTTCACACCCTCATTCATAACGCCCATAACTTCCGAGAACTGGTTCATCTCGCGCATGAAACCGCTATCGGTATCCTTACCCATAGAATCCATAAGGTTGGACACAGATGCAATTATCTGCTGCATAGCCTTTATAGCATTGTATATATTGGTTATGATAAAGTCAATAAGATTCACCGTCTGCAAAGCGTTCTGTGCGGCAGCCATCATTCCTTTGCCAGTCTTGACAGCTTCCTGTCCGCTCTTGTATCTTGATTCGGCTTCCGACTTGGCACTCAAAGCGGCATTGGCGGCTTCTTCATCACCGTTCTTCATTGCGTCCTCGTATGCCTTGGAAGCATTTTCTATGTCAGCCATAGCCTGTTGCATATCATTCATGCCTGCCATCATCTTTGACTTTCCTGCATCATAACGCTTATTATACAGACCTTCAATCCCATCTTTCATGTACGTCTGAAAGTCAGACTGGTTATTCTTCATCATCTTCTCTATCTGCTTGTCCACACGTTCAAGTTCCTTCATGTATTCCTTTGCGCTGATAGCACCAGACCTGAACGCACTGTTGAGCATTTCCCTTACCTTGTCAGCTACGGTATTTGCAGCCTCCATAGACATCGCTTCAACAGCACCGAAGAAGTTCTGATAGTCTGTGGTCAGCTTGAACAAGTCCATTTCTTCACTTTTCTGCAACGCGGAAGATAATGAAGTGTTGCCCATACCCTTTGCCGTTTCAATTCTTTTTCGGTAATTCTCCCTGATAATATCAACCTGTGTATAGTAGTCACCATATTTTTCAAGGTCATTCGCATACTGCTTTGCCATCTCACCGAAATAGCCTTTCCATGCGTCAATCATTCCTTGTATAACCTCTTTCTGATCTTCTCCGATATTCTTATTCCCCTTAATGGCTTCCTGTATCTGATTGATATACTGGTTCATTGAGGTGAATGAAGATGTGTCTGGCACGACAGAAACGCCAAGGTCAAGATTCATTCCTGCCAATGCGGATTGCAGATTGTTGTATATCCCTGCTGCAAAACTTTCAGCCATAGTAGATGTATCACCACTGAACTGAACGGCAAGGTCTAAGGCAAGTTCGGAATCACCCGTTATTCCAAGTATGTCACTGTAAAAGTCATACTTGTTCCTGTATCTGTCAAACTCATCCGTAATTCTTTTCATCACCTTCTTGGCTGCTTCAACATAAATTTCAGAGGACAATTCGGCAGCTTTCCTTGCGTTCTTGACCGCATCCTGTGGGACACGTGTTTCCAATTCCTTTGCAGCCTTGTTGTAACTGTCAACAATAGCCTGTTTGTCATATACAATATCTACGCCAAGTTTTAACGCCTGTGAACCGTATATGGCTTCGATCTGCTTTTTGGCTTCTTCCTTACCTATGTTAATACTCAAATCCTTGAACTTGGAATATGCGGATTCAAGCAATGACAATCTGTTTTTCCAAAGGTCAGCAAGAGGATCTCTTTTTTTCCCTTCCTTCTTCTGCTTTTCCAGTTCAAGGTTGAATTGTTTTGCTGTTCCCGTAGCCTTTGACATCGCTTCGTTGGCAGCGTTAATCTCATATACCGTCTGTTGTACTTGCTCGGCTTCATAAGGGCTTACAATGCCTGTAATTTGATACTCATCTCCAAGTTTCTTGACCTTTCCTTGGCTAACATACATATCAATGGTGCGCTGTAAATTTTCTATTGAACTTTTGGCGTCTTTATATTCCTGTTTTACCGATTTAAAGTAATCCTCCATAGATTTCACATCGGCAGCCTTTATAGCAATAGTCCATTTATGCCCTGTAATTTCGTCAAGAGATTTTTTCCATCCCGTCAATCCTTCTTGTGCTTCCTTATCGTCAAGTTCTATTTTAACAGCATATTTTTTGTCAATAAATTCATTAAACAATTTTTTAGCATTCTCCCCAAGTTCGCTAGTTGTGGCAAAATTTTCAGATTGAATCCTTATAAAGTCCTTTTGAGCATCATTTAATTTATTTACATCAATACCTACAAATACTTTTTTCAGTTCTTTCTCAAGACTGTTTGCAAAAACATTAAATGATTTTTCAAGTTCTTCAGTTTCGCCCATTATGCCCATCCTCAATTTCTCATACTCCTTCAACAATTCCTCACTGTCAAAATGGGTTTTGTTCTTGAATATTTCAAATGTTCGTGCATCTCCTGACGTTTCAGCTAAAGAACGTATCTTCTCTACAATAGTAGCTGCCGAAGCCCCTTTGTTTATCAGTTCGGTAAGTTCGTTTCTCCATTCCTTAGTACCCTTACCCATGTTTATAATCTCCTTGGATGCCTGTACTATCTGACCACGAAACTCTTCTATATCCTTACTTGCCGAAGTGAGTTTTACAGACGATTCCTCGTAATCTTTAAGCATATCAGAGAATGAATCTCCAAATACACCCGTAGATGTTGCCTTATCCGCCTTGAACATTATATCCGCATTTTCGGCAGCGCGCTTATAAACCTGCTCTAGTTCCGATGCTGACTTTTGCAGATATTCCACACGAGATTTCTGATCATCTATTTTCTTGCTATTTTGTACTATATACTGCCCCATATTGCCATATTTAGACAATACTCCAGTAAGCGTTTCCTCATACGACTGCAACTGTTTCGTGTCAAGCTGTTCAAGGTTTTCCGGGGTAAGTTTATCGAAGTTTATCTTGTCAAGGTCTTTTTGCAAATCACTGTATGATTCACGGAAAGACTTTGCACTATCCTTTATCTTCTGATTGAACTCTTCCGAACGTGCAGACATGATATGAAACGCTTCCGCTACAAGTCCTGCAACGGTAAGTATTGCCATAAGAGGATTAGCCTTTATCGTAAGCCACAATGTTTTCAATGAATTTGTCAATCCGAATGTTGCCAGTTTGAATCTGTTCATCAACATTGTAGTTTTTGTCATAGACAACATTCTTGCAGCTTCCGCACCTGTCAGTTTAAGTTCGGTGACAAGAAGATGCCGTTCAGCCTGTGTCAGCATATTCGTGGCAAGAATACGTTTAGCCATCTCTGCCGACATCTTTCCCGAATTAACGGCAGCAACTATCTCTACGGCAGACAGTTTTGACGCTGTCGCTATCTTCCATCTCTCGGCAGTAGTGAGCGTTCTGTACATCGCAGCCTGTTTAAGCAACTGGGCTTCCCGTAATTTCTCAGCTTTAATGGCATTAGTTGTTGCAACAACTTCTTTACCGAGCATAGCTGTTCTAGCTAGCTGTAATCCTTTCAACGCGGCATATCCTACAGCAACGCCCTCTATTGCTTTAGAGAAGTATCTCCAGTTGTTCATCGCATCGGTTATGCTTCCAACGATACCTTTCAGAACGGAATCATTCGCCTCGCCTATGTCATTCATCATAATCTTGTATGAATCGGCAAGGTTGCTTACCATACCTTTCAAGGATGCGGCTTGTATTTCCTGCATTTTGTAGAACATACCACCATCTTCCGTCATTGTGGTAAACATCTCCCGAATATACTCGAACGGAATCTGACGTGTTGATATGGCGTTGAACACATCATCAGTAGTTTGAGCCACACCTCTTACTTCTTCCAGTTTTTTTCTCAATGAATCCAATGCAGGAATACCGGCCTCTGTCAACTGGCGTAATTCCTGCCCCCTTAACACACCTGCGCTTCTTATCTGACCATAGGCAAGAATGATACGTCCCATATCAACGCCAAGACCTGCGGAAACGTCCGCAAGACTTTTCATTGTACCGTACAATTCGTTGACAGGTATCTGGAATGCAGCAAGCTGTTTGGTATATCCAACCAAATCGCTGAACTGGAAAGGAGATATTACAGCAAGACCCTTAATCTGACTGAATATCTGGTCTGCCCGTCTTGCATCCTGTATGATGGCACGCAATGACACCTGTTGTAACTCGAACTCCCCACGAATGGCAACAAGTTCCTGAAACATATCTCTGAAAAAGTAGAATCCGGCATAAGTCTTTATCGTATTGACGAACTCACGCATCATTCTGCTCTGCTTTGTCAGTTCCTCGGAAAACTCCTTTGAACTTGCGGCATTTTTCTGATTGGTCTGCTGCATCTTTGTTCCATAGGATGTAGCTTCGTTTACAAACTTGTTGTGTTCCTGTATCTTTCTGTTGAGAAGAGTAAGGGTACGGTTATAGTTTGCATCAGTCGTATTAAGCGCATTACGTCTGTTTGTCAATTCAGAAATAAGATTGTTAGCCTGATTGATAGACGTAGGATTGATATTAAGCAATTCATTCGTTGATGTTTTTCTTAAAGATGATTGCAACTTCTCCAATCTGCCTTGCAATTTCTGAATAAGAGCGTCAGCCTTTGTTATCTGATTGCTGTTTAAAGGAACTTCAACCTTGAATTTATTCAATAGTTCAAGGCGTTTCTGTATGGCGGCAATCTTCTTGTTCAAGTCCTCAGCACTTTCCTCCGGCATACCAAGGGCAAGCCCAGACTGACCAGAAAGGTATTGTAGATACTTCTGATTGGTCTGCTGCATCTTTTTATTCGCCTGTTCCTGCTTTGATGCTTGTCTATCCATCTCCTTTGTCCGTGCAATCTCCATTTCGTATTGCTGACGTAGAAGATTAAGCTCCCTTTCATCAGTAATAGACAATTTAGGCGCACTATTTGCTGTAAGGGAATATGCAGTTTTCAATCTATTCAGTTCAGATACAAGATCGTTTATTGCTTTCTTTTGACTTTCAAGATTTGCTCTTCTTGTAGACATACCTTTATCTCCACCTGCATTACCAAGGTTACGGTAAGTCTTTTCTAATCTGTCATACTCCCTTGTAGCTTCAACTATTTTATTTGATAAATTTTCGATTTGGACAAGCATGTCCATTTTCTTATTTGATTTACCATTTCCTACTTTAGATGCGCTTTCATTTGCATTCTTTATTTTTTCAGCTACTTCTGACAATTGTTTGTTAATCTTACCAATATCAGTCAATACAGGCTTGAAGGACATTTCCTGATTGAAAGTGTCCTGTAACTTCTTCTGTATGTCTTTTATCTGTTTGTCAAGACCTGAATCATCTAGTCCTATCTTGAATTTTAATGCTCCTAAATCAATATCAGCCATGATATATAATTATTAATGGTATTAAGGAATAAATTGACACCATTATAAATGGTTATACTTGTTCTATTTTCAAGTTGCTAAAATAGCTAAAAAAAATCAAAATAACAAAAAGATAATATATTTATAATATATTAACATGTATTTTTTTCTATTGTAATTACAATATTGTATATTTGCATTGTCAATAATAGGAGGATATTATGTCTAACATATTATAATTCCTTTTACTGGCAAAACATAATACTGGTAAATATACATAATTGCCCTAACTTCATGAAACTAGTAGAACGTCACATAATCCACAGATCCGATAAGCGTTATGCAGAATTGGATGATATATTATATAAGTGTAAGAACTTGTATAATACTGGATTATATCACGTTAGACAGCACTTCTTCATGGAGAAAGAAGAACATAAGTACCTTAATTACTATGAACTGGATAAGAAGCTAAGAAGTGAAAACAATTGTGATTATCGCGCACTACCTACATCCGTATCACAACAGGTACTAATGTTGGTTGACCATAACTTTAAATCATTTTTTAAGCTACTAAGGAAAAAGAAGGAGGGAAAATACACAGAGAAAATACATATTCCTAAATATTTAGATAAACAGGGTAGGTTTATAGCCATATTTACCACAACATCCTTATCAACAAAGAGAGAAAAAGGCATTATAAAACTACCAAAACAATACACCTTTACTGCTACAACCAAACAAAATAATATACAGCAGGTACGGTTTGTTCCAAAGGCTAACCATATAGTAATGGAAGTGGTATATAACAGACAAGAAAAGGAAATGATGCCAGACAACGGACGGTACATGGGAATTGATTTGGGAATAAACAACCTGTCCACATGTGCTACAAACACAGGATTTGCATTTATTATTAATGGTAAACCAGTAAAGGCAATAAACCAGTATTACAATAAGAAAATAGCATATCTACGTAGCAGGATTAAGACAGATTCATCAAAACGAATTAAGCGAACTACAGAAAAACGAAACAGACGAATTTCTGACTATATACACAAAGCATCTAGGATAATAATCAATCATGCAGTTTCCAACAATATCAATACTATTGTCATTGGTTACAATAAAGGATGGAAACAAGAGGTTAATATCGGGAAGGTAAACAATCAGAAATTTGTCGCAATACCTTTCAAACAACTTATAGAAATGATTAGATACAAAGCACAATTGAAAGGAATAAACGTCATAATAACGGAAGAAAGTTATACTAGCAAATGTAGCTTTATTGATAAGGAAAAAATATGCAAGCATAGAGAATACATAGGTGAACGCACTAAGAGAGGAATGTTTGTTTCTCCCCAATGGGAAATAAATGCTGATGTAAATGCTGCACTTAATATCATAAGGAAAAAAGTATCCGACGAGGCGGTTTATACGCTAATCGGTAGAGGGAAATGGCAATTCCCAACGCGAATTAATTGCGCGTAAAGTTTACGATTAATTTTAGTAGAACATTGCTTTAGTATTTTTTAACACATTAAAAATAGTAAATAAAGCCAATTATACTATCTTTGCATTGACTAATTTTTATAACTATGGCTGTAGAAGAAAACAAAGTAACGCTAGTAGGCGTAAATAGTGCTAGTGTCATGTTCAGTAATGATGCTAATAATGAAAAACAGTATAAAGTAAAAGCAAATGTAAACGTATCAGATGGCACTAACATCAATTCATTTGATGGCGGAGAAGTGAAATCTCTTGAGTCGGAAAATATGTTAGCGACTTTTTATTTCAACCAGGGAGTAGGTATAAATATAAACTACAATGACTACCCGGAATTGGATACCCAGATCGCTATAATTACCATTATCAACTCCTTTGTTACCGATGTAAAAAGCTACATCAATCAAAAAGGAATATCAACAGTTTCGTTTTAAAAGAAGAAGATATGACAAATCAAGAAATGTTTTTAAAGAGATTAACTCTCTTGAATATCCCTCTATCATTAGAAGATAAGGAACTTCCATCAGATTTGAAAGCAAAGATTATGCTTATGCGTGTATCTTACGACAAAGGTGTAAAATCATTTGAGGATGATATGCAACAACTTGTTAAAGAAATAAAGAAGGAAGGATACGATGAGCGTGCCCAGAATATCAACCGCATGAAGGAAATTGATGGAAAGGAAGACGCGACAAAAGAGGAAAAGAAAGAAGCGGATGAAATCAGAAAAACAGAAGAGGATTTCAACAAGGAAACAGAAGAACTTAACAAAGCATACTCTGAGGCATACCAGCAAAAATTACAGGAAGATTCAGAAATGAAACCTAAATATCTTTCTTTTGAAGGATTTACTCACATTATTGATCTTATCGGCACTAACGGAACGATTGAAGTAAAATGGAACACCCCTGAACCGTTGAAGATACCGAAAGAAGAGTTTATATCTCTTATAGCAACAAACTTGATGGATGAATAAGCCGTTTTCTATATTGCTATTTTTTTTGTTACTGTCGTGTTCTTGCTCACGCAAGCTACTTCCCTCTTCGACAAATACAACTATAGTAGACCACAACACGACAGTGACAGAAAGAATAGTATGGCAATCAAAAATAATCACCCTTCCTGTAGAGCATACACAACAAGTAACGTTTGAAGACAGTTCACATCTTGAAACATCATTAGCCATATCAGACGCTAGAATAATGGCAGATGGTAGACTTTTTCATAGTTTAAAAAACAAGACGAATTTCTTACAAGACAGTATTCCATCTTTGGAAAAAGAAACGGTGGTAACAAAAGATTCGATAATAACCGTAGAAAAAATTGTAGAAGTAGAGGTGGAAAAGGAATTGTCAAAATGGCAAAAAATACTGATAAGTCTTGGATACATAGGTATCGGTTTCATATTGTTTTCAGGTTACAAAATAGTCCGAAAGTTCGTGTAACTTTCGGACTTGTTTTTATCTATCGACTGAACTTGGCGTTGGACCACTATCCTTTTTCATTCTAAGAATAACAGGATTTGTAATGTTATGATAATACCCATCCGTATGCTTATACACGATATTTGTAGTAACAAGCAATACACTTTCGCTAGCATTTGTCATTTTTGGTATCTGAGATCTGTCGCATCCATAGTTCATGGTACTACTTCCTCCAGCATTTATGCTCCAATTGGCAAGGTTTACACCTCTTTTAAGTGGAACATAAGAATAATACTCCTTGTTTGTGCCGGACCAACGGAATTGAACAAATACATTATCATTACTGATCGTATAACTGCTTCCGTTACTTATATTAAGAGTATTCCATAAAAGATTTTGATTATTAAGATTCAATATTCTAGATCCACTTCCACCATAATATAAGGACATAGCATAATTAGAGCCATTATCTGTAAAGGAAACATTAGGCCACATGGATATAGTAATACCTGTATTTGATGTTATTTTCAAAGAACCCCTCTCCATACCACTTGGGAAAAAACCTTTATAAGTACCATTTTTTTCTATATCCAAAACTAAAGAATAATCTCCAGCACCTAGAGAAGTTGTTAAATTAAGATATGGAACCGTGAATTTAAGAGATTGCTTATCAACAGGAATTGTAGTCTGATAATACTTACCTGTACCACTTTTAGAAGTAATAAAAAGCCTTATTTTATATCCGCTTAACAAGGAATCTCTTAAATCATAACACGTGATAAGGCTTGTATCATCTATGAGATATATGTCCAAATTACTCTTATCATTAAATATATCTCTAGTTATATTGTAATTTTTAAGACCTAAACCCGTTTGAGCATTTTGGTTGTATCCATCAAAATCTGTAAGACGATATGGAGCACTACTACCACCATTAGGAGCGGAATAAGAAAAAATACCATAATCATGATTTCCTCCTTCTGTAAAGCTCAACCCATAAGATACTGACCTAAATTGTTCATCTGTCATTATCCCTAAATTAGAATGCCTTACAGGCTTTTTTTTACTCCATTTGTTTATCTTCCCATGTGTATTTGCGCACGCATATCCCAAATCATATCCAATACCAATAGCACCGATACCAAGCGTAGCGTAAACATCATCGCCCAAATTTATCGGAGCAGTTATCTTACCGTTAGAATGTCCCATAGGCTAAACCTCCACAAATTTGTTGCAGACAATATTACCACCTATGGTTAAGTCACCTGTCACATGAACATCTCCATCAACAATGACAGCCTGTGATAAATCAAATTCTTTTGGTATGTCACTACCATCCAGGGCTATTATCTCATAAAGCCCCTCTGTCGGGCTAAAGCCCCTCTGTGCTCCCTCGCTTCGCTTCGGTCGCACACCAAATTTCCAGTAATAAACAAACTAATCTTCATAATTATTATTTTTTAAATATTTTGTAACACTATTCATTACGCATTCTACACACCATCCTAAAAGATATGCAAAATGCTCGTCTTGTCCATTTTTATAACCCATAGAAATATCGCAATAGTCAAACACATCACAAACATAATGAGTTGATTCGTGAGCTACAGTATTTATTTTTAGACCATCATTTGATAGCCAAATAAGTACACCTAAATTATTTGTACTTTTCTCTCTTACATTGATAGTCAAGCCATAACAGCGTTCAATTTCATCTTTAGATATATCTATCGGGTCATGATTGTGGTTGGTAAATTTTCTATTGATTTTTTTCCATTGGTCATTCCCCACTGCAACATACAGTTTAAGGGGATATATTTTAGGATCATATTTTGTTATCATCGCAAAACGTCTTTTAATAATATATCAGGATGTTCTTCTTTAGGTTTATACTCTTTGAATCTACCTATAAAACCACTTGCATTCATGTTAGCTTTCTCGTATAAATCATCTGTAAGAGAAGCCTTGTATAACTTCATCTTTTCTTCAAAATGGTAATCAAGTTTAGGTTGATCAATTATAACAGCTTGTATATAACTCCATGAATATTTCCATAATAAAGCCCAATCCTTAATTACTACCAAACCTCCGAATAGCTTTAAATCTCCTCTGAATTGGGGGAAATCTTTTTGGATAGATCCTCTTGAGCCGATTTTGCATCGAGAGATAATTTCATGGCATCCTTCTTGCTTAATGTCGCTGTCGTATCTATCAAGAACGCTAAACGGATTGTATTTGTAAAAAAATCACTGACATTAGCCCCCTCCACGATGGCTTCTATCAACGGAGTTAGTTCCTTATGGTCATAGTGCCTGCTTAACCACCAAGCGTATATACGTCTTGCAAAAGGAATTATCTCAAAAAACCAATAGTTATTCAATACTCCTGCCGCTGCAACTTTGTACGGAATAGATGCGTCATTTTTCATAATTGCAATCATTTCCTTTTTCGCTGTATCGGGGTTGATAATGTCACGTATCAACAGCTTGTCTACAATATAATCGTATGCACCCAGTCTAAGACCACGCACCTTGAATTTCTTATTGCCAACCATAACCTCTTTGTATTTATGAGTGGCAAACTTCTGCATCTTTATCTGATCATCTAAGTCAGGTTGTTTCCAATTGAATATTCCCATTTTTTAAACTAACTTGAACGGTTTAATCATTAATTTTCCTTTCACATCTACCTTTGATATGTTCTTTGGAGTATTTGTATGTACGAACACCTTGGTATATTTAGACGATACAATATCAAGTTTGGCATCGTCAATCAAAGAAACGTGTACTATGCTGTTATCAAGCGCAACAAGACTTACATGGCTGTTATCCTTGACATACATCTCTCCTATACCGAAATCGTTGAATGTGACAACACAATCACACGAACCGTTAAAAATAGACCATTTAGGATTGCTTATGAAAAGGTTGGTATCATCAACGAAGATATTAAACTTCTCCCTAACTCCTGCAAATTCCTTCTTGATTATTTCATTTGACGGGTATCTGTTAAATAGGCAGAAGTCAATGCCTCTGATATATTTCTCGCATAATTCATATTTATCCGGGTTTCCCCATTCATTTGTCCATTCCTTACACAGCCCAAGACTTATAGCCTTTTGCTTTAATTTATCAGACAATTCTTTATCTGTCATGGTGTTATTTTTTACAGCAAAAATACAACAAAGGTTAACAAAAATCAAACACAGGTAGTTAAAAAACAATAAAAGCCGGACAAAATGCCCGGCTAATAATCCATCACCCCATATACATCATTCATCCGAATTGTCAAGTTCGAGAACCATCATGGTTTTCAAATACTGAGTGTTAACTTCCAATGCTGTCACTGTAACGGAGAATCCAAGGTATCCTGCGTTACTTGGAGCACCTGTGAAGCTGACAGCCCATGATGCCTTCGGGAAGAAGATCATACGGTTACCAGTACCGTTGATAATACCGATAGGACGTACAAACTGTTTAAACGCACTTGCCCCAAATGCTTTCAATTTTTGAGTAGTACCTTTTCCGAAAGCGTCTTGTGTGTCAGTCAGAGAATCCAAATTCAATTCAGGAGTTGTATTACCAGTAGTAAAGAATGCAAATGCAGCCTTAGAGGTAGACATACCTGTAAACGTGAATGCCATAGTACCAGGTGTGATGTTCTGGAACACAGTAGCACCCTGTTCATTCTTGGTTTCAGAAGTGTCAGCGTCCGTTCCTGCGGATTCTGTAGTACCAGACTCAATATTAGGCAGGATTTTTGGATTCAAAAATGATGAATATTGAGTCGAATCGGTAATTTCAATAGGATCAAAAGTTAAAGCAGCCGACTGCCCGTTCAAGTAAGCAGGGCTGGTGTCTAAATTTACTCGTGCCATTCTATTTTCTAAATTTAAAAGGTTATTACTATATGTCGAAAACGTATCTATTGATGCGTTTTCACTCTTTTTTCTTACGGTTCCCATGCGGCTAATCTTTATAAATATCAACGTTTAACAGAACGGATGTATAATAAAATCCGACACCATCAAACATTGGTGGTAAAACATTAAATATTTTAAAATGAAGCTGCACAGCCTTTTGAGGAAATAAGTTCACAATCTTCTCACTTAACGCATCCATAATTGACGGATAAATATTACCTGGTAATGCTCTAACAAACAAAGTAACCGTAGCCATTGTTTCGCCCTTCCCAAAATGTCCATAAGGACCATTTTCAGTGTTGCTTACAATCCTAGTATTATTGTTTACGACAATAAAACTCGTTACCTTATCATCAACATTTGCAGGACGCTGTACTTTATATACATCATCAGCAATATTCTCGTCCAATACAATATTGTACAAGGTTGTATTTATCGTTGAAGGATTAAAGTACCCCATTTACCTCACTTAAAATATTTGTTCAACATATTAGCTGCAATTTTTTTAAAAACTACAGTATATTTACCTCCGTTTAAATCTGTTTTTGTTTTAAGCCAAGAATCTGTAAGAACATTCAATAAATGGTAATTCTCCAAATACTTCCCATAAAACATGACAGCAGCTACAACTAGTTCGTATCTTCCGGACCTATCAGACTTGTAACTGTTGAAGAAATCTTCGGCAAGTTCACGCCCCCAATATTCTACATTGTTACGTTTCCTAGGTTCATTTGCAACTTTCGTTGCATTTGCCCACACAATCTTCTTTAGGACCCCATCTTTATAAATGCCACAGCCATAACTATCTTCAAGATTGAAAGTCTGATTGGTAAATCCCTCTATGTCTTTTATATCATCCATGATATTCGTGGCGATATCTTCCATGAACTGCATGATAGAAGCATCCAAAGCAAGCTGGACATTACTACCAAACTCTTTCAATACTTTATCGTTGTTATTTGCCTGCATTTTTTGTACTTGTCTTTCTTGTTACTGGTTTACTCAGTTTATCAATCTGCTTTTTTAATGAATCTCGATCATCTTTTGCGCATTTCAACTCGTTTTTGATTTTGTTCATCTCATTATAAAGCTCCTGTATCTTCTGATAAGCATCATGAAGAGATTGCTGATAACTCAATATTTCTTCCTGTGCCTTTTTCAACTGAGCACCCTGAATAGCAAACCCTTTTTCAAGATTGTCCAAGGTAGAAGAATCAATTTCAGTTTCCATCTTTTCCTTCTTCTGCTTAAACAGTAATATTGAAGTTAGAAGGGTTATGCCATTTGTACCCAACAAAGCAAGTATTATTTCCGTCCAATTGATTGTCATAGTATTCTAGTTTTCTATTTGGTTAAAGTATATCACCGTACCAAATTCCATATTGTTAAATGGAGGTTTCTTTATCTCACGCCAACTATTGCTGTTGTCCGAAAACGGATGGTTGAAATTCTGCCAATCCAACAGACACCCGGAAGGTATGGTTACATCGTTATCTTCTAGGTAGGCGGCATATTCGGATTTATCAACATCATTCGTTTCCGAACCAGTATCCTTTTCCTGTATGTTTGCCCTTCCTTCGTATATCATCTCCCAATACGGGGTGGTATGATATTTATCCGAACTGTTCTTGTTCTGATAAATTCTCACCATATCAGGAAACATATCCTCACCTAAAATACTCTTTCCCATACTACCATCTTAATCTAGTTATTTCAACATCAGTTCCAACATCCAAATTCAAACCCCATTTGGCGTATAAATCCTTTGCGCGTTGTTCCAATCTTTTCTTGTCATTGATAGAAATAGTCTTGCTTGTGTCGGTAATTGACCAGTTCCCGGCTTTCTTCGTCTTTCCCTGTATCGTTGAAGGGGCAGTGCAAACAATGAGCAACAAGTCAGCATAAGCCAAATCCTTCTTCATCTCAGACGTTTCACGGCTGTCATCAGACAAACGGAATCCCCATTTCTGGGCAACACTGATATACGATGTGTTTTTCAACTCATAGTCAATCTGTGCTTTCAGATATTCACGCATAGACATATAGAAATATGCTTCCACCTTCATGTTACCCTTTGCTGTTATCTGAGGGGTAACTTGAATAGTGAACGGATTATCCGAAACTTTCAGTCTATCTTCCGGCTTCAATGTTTCATTGTCGGCAATAAGCCAGTATCCGAACTCTACACTTTCTTCGGGAATAGCTTGGAGCGTGAGAGTATCTCCAATGAAATACTCCCCTGCGCCCTTTGCTGTGCCTTCGCCATTTATATCAATAATGACCTTCATGGTTCAACCTTTTACAATCCCGTATTTGACTGTTCGTCAACCTTCATAATGATAAGGTTGTTCGGATTCTTCATCACAGGACATGCCCACAACTCACCTGAACTCTTCTCCGCATACGGTTCGGAAGAATACTGATGCAAGAACGCGATACGTCCGCCTTCCAAAGAAGAAATACGTACAGCCGGGTTGGTATCCTGCAAATACATTGACGGTGAGTTCTTGATACGGAAGAACTGACCGCTCTGAACAAGAACAACGGTGTTCTTTTCAAAAGACGGTTTGGCTTCCTCAATCACACCAAGTTTGTTCCATTTTGATTTTTCATCAACAGGAATAATCACAGGAATAGAGAACACCTTCATCAGCACATCAACAATCTCCTGATTGTTCATAGGATAGATTGTAGTAGATGCTGCGGCAGGAACAAGACGAGCCTGTACTGCTGCTGTCACTTTCGGGTGCATCAGGAAGTTGTCATACAAATCCTTGGACATTTCAAAGTGATCGTATGGAACACCATCATTGTCGGCAATCTTACACATTCTTTGAAGGTCTTTAATAGGATCAGCGTTCTCGTTCGGTGTCCAGTCTGTTTCGCTAAACCATTTCTGTTTCAACGCTTTCAACTTGTGTTTTGCAGGAACACGATAGTCAATCTGAACAGGGATTGAGTTGGTACCACTAGCTGTATAGTTAAGCATACCTGTAGAAAGAGCCTGATAAGTCATGCAGTTCAACTCGGTATGGAAACCTTGGATACACGCTTCCATCTTTGTGTACCATTTCTCACGGATCTTGTCAAGCAATGCGCCTTGCGGAATGTCAAGTTCATAGAACTCCTGAATATCGGTTTCCATAAACTGAATGGCGTGACCCATCTTCGGAATACGGCCAGAATACCATTCAAATCCCGTAGTATCCATGATAGGCTTTTCAGCCAAAGGAGCCAGCATTACAGGACGGGTAGCCTGTGTGTATTCGTCAACCATGACATTCCATGATTTACTCATCTGAGGAACATCCCAATCTCCGTAGCTTCTCCAGTTTTCGTTATCAAATTTCTGATTGGCATAATCCATAAGTTCCTGCATCTCCCCGGAGAAATGCCAATCATAGAAACTAAATGTCGATCTTTGCATAAAACAAAAAATTTAATTAGTTATACAATGTGTAACGGAAAACGCAAGGATATGATTCATCATCCTTCATCGCCTTTTTGATTGCCGAAGCTACGGGCGGAATGCGTTTTTCCAAAATCTCACTTGTCACCATCCATGCACCGTTGAAAGGATAGAGAGTGGCACCGGGAATGGTGTCAACATCATAAGGCAGGATAGCATTAGGAATAACCTTGAATTTTGCGCTAGCACCAACCTGTGTAACTTCAACCAAAATATCGGTCAATTCCAATTTACCTGCACCCTCGGACAATGTAAGGATGTCATATTCGTCATGAGACGAATCAATAGCGCTAATGGTAAAACCAGTTGTAGTACCTGCGGCAGTAGTAGGTGCTTTACCGACAACCATGCCAACCTTGGCAACTGTATTACCCATGATTTTTTCAACTTTTACCGTAGCACCAGAATCCGATTTCTCATACATTCTGAATGAATAGTGAATATCACCGCCATCCTGTTTTGAGGAATCGCATTTAATCATGGTACCAGCCGGAAGTTTGTTCCCAACTGTAGGCATACGTTCTACTGGAACGTTACATCCTACCAACAGTACGTGCAAAGACGTATCATTAGAAAAGATATGTCTTGCGCCACCAATCTTACTATAACTTGTTGCAAGAACTCCTGCTTTCATAATTAAAAAAACTATTTGTTAATTTTACTGTAATATCGGCTGACAATGTTGTTTTCCTTGTTAGCCTTATCTTCTTCTCTCTTTCTATCTATGAATGACTTTACATCGCTAGAACCACCCTTGTCAGAGATGAAAGGATTAATGCCATCCTTTGTGTATTTAGTACACGTTTCATTGTACTTTCCCTGTATTTTCAGAAGAATGCTTGTATCTTCCTCTTCGGGCGAAATATGAATGTTCTCAAAAATGATGTTGCGCAACAACTCGTTAGGCATACCCGCTTCCGGGCGTTTAATCAAATCAGACAGCTTCTTGCGCTTTTCAGTTACAATCTGCTTCTGCTTTTCCTCCTGCTCTTTAGCTTCAAACTCTTTCTTGAACTTTTCAAACTCTTCAAGTTTAGCCTTAACATCATCGGGCAACTCAAACGGTTTCGGTTCGGGTGCTGGTGTCGGTGTAGGTTGTGGTTGCGGTGCTGGTGTCGGTTGTGGTGCAGGATGTGATTTTTCCCATTCCTTTTTCAAGTTGGATATCTCCTGTTCCTTGATTGTATCCCACTCTTTGCGCTTATCAGACGCAAACGCTCTTACCTGACCTGCCACAGTGTTCTTTAAATGATTCACAACACTTTCATTCCAGAACTTTTCCGCATTTTCCTGCGGTGCGAACGCTGAGAACTCATTAATTGTCTGTTCGATTGTACGATCTGTAATAACGGAGCTACTTTCTCCCAACGCATTCTTGATGCCTTCAAAAATGACTTTTACATTTTCATCCATATACTATTTATTTTTTTTATGTGATTCATGCACAAGACCTTTGCGCACAGTAAGTACCTCTTACCGATGCAAATGTAGTTAAAAAATGTGTATAAGCAAAAAAATATTTAAAAAAATATTATATTTGCGGGATACATAGAAAACGATGGAAGAAATTGATTTAAAATACAGAGGATTAAAGACTAAGGATGTTGTCAAATCGTTAAAACGATATGGCAAAAGGGGAATTATACCATATAAAAGCCTTGATTTCGTCCAAAAATATATAGAGGACAGAAGAAGCAAGGGGTACAAGGTAAATTTGCTTGCCCCACAGAAAGGTTCGCAGGAAGCATTTCTAAGGAACAAGGCAGGAATAAAAATACTGCACGGGAATCGTGGGGGAGGAAAATCCGTATGCCTTGGAATGGATATACTGAGTTCATGCAACCACCCGTCATTCTCCGCGCTCGTTTTCCGTAAGGATAAGACATCCGCAGAAAAAGCGGACGGTATTCTTAAAGTGGTTTCAAAAATGGTTGAACCTTATGGAGAATATATAGACTCTAAACGTCTTTCAAGATTGGATGCAGGTGGAGAAATACGATACGATTATTTCGGAGATGCATGCATATCAGGAGAAAAGGGTATAAATGATTTTAAAGATAGACAACAAGGAGGTAATGTTGTTAAAGTAGTTGTAGACGAATGCTCACAGGCTACAGAACCGATTGTAAACTATCTTCAAACAGTATTGCGTTCCTCCTCTGGACTTAGGACAAGTTTCTCAGGAGCTTGTAATCCAAACCCGTATAGTGACTATTGGAGAGAATTGGTATCATGGTGGGTAGATGATGATGGGATAGCTATACCAGAACGTTCAGGTAAAGTAAGATATTTTTTTCAATATGGAGACACAATACATGAAACAGCATGGGGTGACAGCCCACAGGAAGTATTTGCTCAAGCAAAAGATTATATTATCGCAAGATTCGGTAAAAATACCAAAATTGATGAAACAAACTGCAAAAGATACATCAAAAATATAACCTTTATAGCTTCCGGACTTGAGGATAACAAGATTCTCATGAGTTCCAATCCTGATTATCAGAAAAATCTTGGAGGTACAGCCCAGGAAGTATCCATAAATGCATTGGGATCATGGAAACTGATAAAAGGAGGGAACGAATGGATAACGAGAGACGAGATGGAGGAAATGTTCTCATCGCAGCCCGTGTTTGACGATTACTTTGAATGTGCTACACTGGATATAGCATACGGTCTTGGTGACGTTTGTGTAATGGGGCACTTCATAGGACATCACTTACAAGACCTGGAATGGTCAAACACATTAAAGCCAAGGGATTTAAACCGATGGGTAAGAAACAATCTACGGAAATGGGGAATCGGTGAAAACAGACTGGCATTTGACGGTCTTGGAGCACCTACATTCCGTGACGCATTTCCCGAAAGCCTGGCAATACTTAGAGGTGTTCCGAAAAGACTAGACAAAAGCAAGGATGATCAACCTGTAAGATTCTATTTCGATCTAAGGGCACAGCTTGCAGATGAAATGGTAACACGTATAAAAGGAACAAACTTAGGATATTGCGGATTCAGCATAAACCAGGAACTTCTCGACAAACCGTATGTAAACAAAACAATACGGGAAGCGTTGATGGACCAGAGAAGAGCAATAAGACGTGACGTGGAAAGGGAAAACGGGAAACTAAGACTTCTGAAAAAACAGGAGGCAAAAAAGATTGTAGGATGCTCACCCGACTTGATAGAAGGAACATTTTTATACAGGACATATTTTGATATATGCGATGTAATGATTGACATACCTAACGATATAATGGATGAATTAAAATATTTATAATTACCTATGGAAATTTTAAAATTAGACGTTTTATTACGAAAAGAACCGTTCAAAGTGGCACTTCCGTCAAGATGTGACGATGGGAGAGGTGGAGGAACAAAGAAAAAACCAAGACGCTCCACTTTGATATACAAATATATGTCACAAGATGATTTTCTAGCACAATGGGATACATCAGGACATTATATACACAACAGACCCGACTGGAAAGACAGTATCCCGTCAGACGAGGATGCCACATCATCGGATGATGAAAGCGCGAATGTAGGTGCTCAGAAAAGAAAAAAGAAATTGGCATCAACTCCCTATGTACTGCAAAGACGAGCATTTCCTCTTCAAAGGATGATACACAAGAAAAGGGTATCACACCTATGTACCAATCCTCTTAAATTCCAGATAAAGAAAAGCGCGTCAAACCAGCAGAACAGGGATAAGCTGACAACATACAAGGAATACTGGACTGATTCTCTCATGGAAACAGCCAAGTTTGAACTTATAAGCGAAGCCGGAAAGGTAGGGGATGCTGCCATATATATATATAAGGATAAGGACGAGATAAAATACAGGTCTTTCAGCTACTCAAAAGGAGATATACTGTATGAACATAAAAACAGAAGAGGGGAAAGAATAGCTTTCGCAAGGGAATATACAACCACATACATATCGGCTGACGGAGAAGAACATACAGACACACTTGTCGATGTATGGACTAAAGATGAGTTTTACACGCTTGATTCCAACGGAGATATAGCAACGGATATTGACGAAAACGGAAATATCATACAACTGCATCAATTCCATAACCTGGGATTTATACCTGTAGTATATCTACGGCTTGAACTTCCATTTTGGGGGGCAGTACAGGACTTGATAGACGATTTCGAGTTCTTAATGTCCATGATAGGAGAATACAACACACGACAGGCATTCCAAATGCTACTTATCAAGACAAACGGAAGAATAAACATTCAAAGAAACGGATTGGGAGGAACTTCCATTTTACGTGTAGGAGCAGAAGATGATGCACAGTTCATGGGTAAAATGGACGCTTCAAATTCACTATTCACCGAAATAGACAACATATACAACGGAATACTTGACGGAAGCGGTGTCGTTCCGCCAATGCAATCATCATCAGGTGACAGACCTACTGGAACAACGGCAATGTATTACGAGCCGGAAATGGAATGGGCGAGAAGTGATGCACAAATGATGAATACAGCCATAAATGACATGGCCAATATATTCAAATACTATGTAGGAGTAATGGAAGGTGACGCAACAGGTTATAACGCTCTAAGAATAAACGCTACCATAGAGCCATACTCATACATAGACTTCTCTGAATGGAACAATACACTCGTTCAGCTTGTGAACTCCCGAATAATATCATTACAGACAGCAAGAGAAGAAAGTGACTTCTCAGCAAATAACGAAGATGATAGAATGGACGAACAAGACAGAAGATTAAACGATATGGAAGCTAGAGTTATAGAGGAAAATAATGAAAACAATGAAAACAACGATAACAGCTAAACTATGGGAAAATTTATAAACTTACTAAGAAAAATAAGAAGGGCATTGGACTATATATGCCTTAACAATTTAAGAGTTGACGGAATGGAACACCTCATTGCAGGAATACTTTTAGTAAGCGTGGCGCAATGGTTTTTCTCCGTATGGACAGCAATAGCACTAACCTTATTCCTCCTTGTAGGGAAAGAAATCGTCTACGATAAGTGGCTTAGACAAGGAGTGCCCGAATGGAGAGATGTATTCTGGGGAGCAGTAGGTATGGTGCTTGGATTGATGTAGAAAAAAACACCACAAAGTTTTTATATATCAAAAATTATTATTTACTTTGTGGTGTCTAAACTTAATAGCGGCACGAGCCGCATACATCGGCTTTTTTTGTGCCCATATATAACGTGTATATCATTACAAAATATATACTGCACCGTGTCGGGATGTAGAAATACTCTCGGAGTTTTGCTATTAAGACTTAGACAACACGTAGTGCAGTTTTTTTTATTGTCTAAAATAATAGCTATGTTAGAATTAATCTTATCTAAAAAGAGTAGCGAAAGCGAAATCAAATCGTATTTCAACGCAGTTCTTGAATTGTCAAAGTCTGACAATGAGTTCCCAATCAATCTTGATGAAGTATGGATGCTTGTTTATGGCAGGAAAGAGGAAGCTGTAAGAGCACTAACTTCAAGTGAACAATTTATAGAAAATATTGATTATCAAGTTTTACGCAAGAATGCGGAAAACCAAAAAGGCGGAAGGCCTACAAATGAATACAAACTTACCGTTTCCTGTATGGAGTTTTTTATTGCTCGCAAAGTACGTCCAGTTTTTGAGGTTTATAGGCAAGTGTTTCACAAAGTGGCAAAGCATGAACTTTCCCGAAAGGAGCTTGCACTAATGGTAGTACAAGCCGAAGAGGAAAAAGAACGATTGGCTTTGGAGAATAAAAAGCAGCAGAAACAAATAGAAAAACTACAGCCGAAAGCAGACTTTGCAGACGCAGCTTTCAAAAAAATATTGTTTTCGTTTGGTAGTTTAAGGAATTGTTGTAACTTTGTGGTGCCAAACAATAGTAAAGTATTCTTTCTCCGCAGAGCACGGTTATAGCTCACTATATTAGCTGGGCCTTTTTTTTATGCCCAATCGCTTGTATGAAAATACACGGCTGTCTTTCCTGCGTAATATTTCCTCTTCGGAGAAAATCTTACTATTGTTTGGCGACACGGGAAATGGCAGCCGTTTTTCTGTCTATAATTATAATGCCAAACAATAGTAAGTATGGAAAGTTTAATTCCAAATCAAAAAGGTATGACCTCCCTTGAAATAGCAGAGGTCACGGGTAAACAACATGCCCATGTTATGCGTGATATTCGCAATCTATTATCGCAAGGTGTAGCCGAATCCAATTTTGGATTGGGCTCATACACAGACGCTAACGGTCAAGAAAGACCTCTATTTAATCTAACTCCGAAAGGTTGTCTTATTCTCGCTTCGGGCTACGATGCAGTTCTACGTGAAAAAATCATAGACCGTCTTGAATATCTCGAAAATGAGAAAAAGGCTATCCAAACTCCGCAAACCTATCTTGAAGCCTTGGAAGCTTTGGTATCTTCTGAAAAGGAGAAAGAACGGTTGCGCATTGAATCGGAGCAACAGAAAAAGCAAATCGAACAAAAAGATGCCAAGATTGCCAAAATTCAGCCCAAAGCGGACTTCGCAGACAAAGCCTTTGCAATGGAAGGCGAGTGCGATATAGGACAGGCGGCAAAGATACTTGGCTTGCCTTTCGGGAGAAACTCTTTGTTCAAGAAACTTCGTGAAGCAGGAGTATTCTTTGCTAACAGGAACGAACCAAAACAGAAGTATATTGATGCTGGGTATTTCGAGATGAAAGAAAAGCCTATTCCAAGAGAGAATCACCCAGGTTTTGTCGTGATGGTTGTTCTATGCACACAAAAAGGTCTTGCATACATCAATCACCTGTTTGGCGGAAAACCGTCCGATGGAAAATTGGCGAGAATAGTATAGCACTGTACATAATCTATTATTACTAAAAAAACAAGGAGCGACAAAAATATCGCTCCTATATTTCCTTTAACGTATGATTAATCACTTAATCGTAACCCAAACCTGTTCGCCACGCTTTATCGCATCATCAATCAATTTGTTCAACTTGTCAGAAGTATAGCGTGATTCGGTAAGTCTGCCTTTTGATGTATTGTTGCCTACAAGGATACATCCGGCAGAATCCTTTGCAGTATTCCCACAATTTCCTGTAATAAAGGGCACATCAAATAAACTATTTCTTGTAACTATTGTATGATTTTTATTTTGAACACAAAACACATATCCACTATATGGCTTTTTAAAATAACAAGACTGAGCAGGTGTTCTTGTTGGTTTGTCTTTTTTTATAGATAACATATACCCATCTTTCCACTTATCAGTTCCACTTTTCTCATTAGACATTGAAGATGAGTATCCAGACAGAAATGCCATTATTTGAATTTTGTTTAAAGTGTCTACATTTGTAGAAGCTATTTGATACTGAAAGTTTTCTTTTTTCATATTAGCATATTTACCATCCGCAAAATGATACTCATCAATTAATGAAATCATTTGCTCTTTTGGTAACATGGTAAAAGAACTAGGAATACATTTCCCATCCTTACCCAAGTGATTAGGATCTACCATATTTGCTATTTTATTACAATCAGGATGCAAAATTCTGATTGTTGTAGATCCATCTTTATTCTTATTCACAGAATATCTTAATTGTGATTTATCTAATAAGGAAATTACTCTATTTATCTTTCTTTCTTTTTTATAATGAAAAGAAACAGTACACCTTTCACCTGTTTTAGTATTATACCATCTAACATATCCATCAGCAACTACGTGCATACATATTTTACACATAACAAGAGTATCTTCATCAACACCTGATTCAATTGATGTATTTCCACATGCTATAAATGAAGAACCAATAGGTATATCTTTAGCTTCTATTAACCTTGTTTCACTTCCATATGCAAGATTTATATTACATAGCATTTTATGCTTATCAGTAACTCTATATGACGCACTATTATAAATACCATTAGGATACTCACAACAATACAAATCTCCAATATACTTTTCAATTATAACATTATCTATTGAAACAAGTTCCATCTTATTTGTTGACATGTTTAACGACCAGCATTTTTTAGGATTTTCTTTATTAAACCCATCCATATTAAGCCATCCCTTTTCTGTTAAAATTTCCATTTCAGGATGGAGGCAATGAATTAATATACCCTCAAAATGAGGAACATTCAACAGCCTTGGCATATTACGCCCGAATTTTGGGGACCAGTTGTATATAACCTGGTATCTACCGTAAGGGATAGCAGATTCAGCATAAACCTTCTTCTCGTTCCCATCAAACACTCCGTTTTTATTCACGTCAACAACACGATCTTCAAGCGTATTACTGAAAAAATCACCATTAATATACAAACGCCCTATAGTATAATCAGGCTTACACCATTTTCTTTCTACTAATAGTTCCATGAGGTAATTATATATGATTAATTATACACATACATATTGACGTTTCACCGTCCCGACTACTGCCGACCACTCCACGTCCTCAATCCCTTCTACCAAGGGTGATATTAGTCCGAACCGTTTGATGTTTACCGAAGCGAGAATGTCACGATCATTGTGCCTTCCGCATTTCGGGCAAACCCATTCACGGTCACTGAGTTTCAATTCACTATTAACGTATCCGCATATACACGTCTTGGAACTTGCTTCAAAACGTCCGATACGTATAAGGTTGCGTCCATACCATTCGCACTTGTATTCAAGCTGTCGGAAAAACTCGCTCCATGAAACGGATGATATGGATTTTGCAAGACAGTGGTTTTTCAACATACCCTTTACATTCAAATCCTCAATGATTATCGTTTGGTTTTCACGGACAATCTTTGATGTGACTTGATGCAGGAAATTGTTGCGTTGGTTGGAAACCTTCTCATACTGTCTTGCCAGGATTTTTCTTGCCCGTTCTCTTCGGTTGGAACCTTTCTTTGTCTTTGAGAATCTTCTTTGCAACACCTTTAGTCTTGTTTCCGATTTCTCAAGATATTTGGGATTGGCATACACATCACCGTTCGAACAAACTGCAAAATCCTTTATACCGACATCTATACCGATAGACGTATCATATCTGACAGCAGGCTTTACAGGTATTTCCTTTCCATCGTCAACAAGGACAGAAATGAAATATTTACCTGTTGGTGTCTTGCTTACGGTGACAGAACATACCTTACCGTCAAACTTTCTGTTCGGAAAGAATTTAACCCATCCGATCTTTGGAAGTCTTACCTTGTTGTTGTCAAGGTCAACAGACACCGAATTTATAGCCTTGTATGACTGTCGGCTGTAATGCTTCGCCTTGAAATTTGGGAAGCCTGCCTTTTCACGGAAGAACTTCACGAACGCGCTGTCCATATTTCTTATGGATTGTTGCAGGCACTCGTTTGATACTTCCGAAAGCCATTCCTTCCCATCTTCCTTTTTAAGTTCTGTAAGCATCTTAGCCAGTTCAACCCATCCTATCTTCGTCTTGTCACGCTGATACGCTTCTATACGTTTACCGAGCATATAGTTATATACAAACCTACAACACCCGAAAGATTTGTTGAAGAAAACAATTTGCTCAGGAGTAGGATTAAGTCTATATTTATATGCTCGTTTCATATTGCAAATATAACTATAAATTAAATTATAACATAACTAATTTTGTTAAATAGTGTTTAATTGGTTATAAATGCCTTTTTATTTATTGATACATTGCAAATATACAAAAAAGTATTATATTTGCAATGTAATAATTAGGCTAGTTGATATTTAAAGATTATATTTAATGAGGTTGTATAGATTTTGGCAACCTCAACAATTTCCAAAATGCCTTAAATTAATACAACTAGCAGTAACATATTGCATTTTTTTAAATTTATTCATTTGCATAAGGCAAGAGAAAGGCTCAATCTGTTCTCTTGCCTTTTTTATATACAAACATAAAGTTATAGATTTAAGTTGAAAACCCAATTTTTGTTGCATAAAACAGTTGGAAATATAAAACATTATATTTATCTTTGCCTTATCATAAAGCATCCGTTAATGGATATAGCTTAAATAGTTATTTTCATGCAAAAACTAAATTAGTATCACCCTTGGTAGAAGGGGTTGAGGACGTGGAGTGGTTGGCAGTAGCCGGGGCGGTGAAACGTCAATATGTACGTGTATAAACGTATATAATTACCTTAATAAGCAAGAAATAGATTGGACCCTTTTTCTTGCTTTTTTTTCTTATACTACAAAATACAAAATCATATCAACAATTACCCAGTTAATTAACATTATTTATCTATTTAACCATTGCAAATATACCATATTTTCTGTTACTTTGCACTATGTAAATGAACCATTACGATGTTTTTACTTTGGCAGCAGGCAGATGTGAATCTTTACTGTTGCCTTTTTTGTTACATCATACATAAACACATAATATATGATTTGTACAATAACACCCAATGAAATAAAACAATTTGTATGGTAAATTGAAGTCTAATACATACCTTTGCACTATGGACAACGAAAGAGAAATATTATCCAAACTTGACGCTATCATACAGAACCAAAAGGTTTTGTACGAGAATCAAATTGTCATATTTCAAACTTTAGCATCAATTGGGCAAAAGGTGTACAGTCAAAGCGATTTCAAGAGTTTGATGATAAATATGATAGCAAACGGAATAACAGAAAGAGTAGAAGCCAATGATCAACAAAGAAGAAATATCTAAGATTGCAGACTATTACTTCCAGGTAAAAAGACTTGCGAACGGTATCAAATCGTCAACCAAAGAACGTGCGGAGAAGTTCTCTAAAGACCTTCTGGCCGTATTTCTTTTGGCAGGGGCTAAATCATTCAAGTCAATATCAAAACTCCCGGATAGCCAAAAAGAAAAAGTGCTAGAACTGACCAAAAAGTTTCGTGAGGATATATATAACGACATTTACCAATATGTATTGGAAAGCAATAAGCTGTCACTAGAACTAAACGATGATCTTGGATGGGAGTATATTTCAATGACGGACAACGGCATTAAGGAATACATGGAAAGGACATACGGTGGAGAAACGACAAAGCAGAGAATAAACACAAATACAAACAGATTCCGCGCTGTTGTTGAAGTATATCTTGCCAATACATTACTTTCCATAAAAACGAACAATATAGAAAAAATAACAGATGAGGTTCAAAAGAAGATATGGAATAACATATCATCACCATATAACGTATCATTTATTCCGCCAAGCAAACAGAAACACTACGGTAGAGGATATGCTACAAACGGTATAAGCCAGTTGTATGTTATAGAACAACAGATGATTCTAGGTATTTTCAATGAAGCAAATTACAACTCATGGAAAAACATTCCAAATTTCAAGGGATGGAGGACAGCAGTAACGTCTAAAAACCCATGCCAGTTCTGCATTGATGAGCAATACAGAATACACACAGACAGACCTAAGCTGCCGTTCCATGCCCATTGTTTGTGTATATTATATCCAGTGTTCAATACATAATAACTTGATAATCAACATACCATTGAGTAACATTACCATAAGACGGTGGATTACCAGCATCAACCACATCATTACGAGTAAATGATTTAGGAATATTTGTGCACGAAGGCATCAATATATTACCTGACCATTGACCTGTATAAGATCCATCTTTCGCTCTCCATCTATATCTAGCGTATGGTCTGCCGGATGAAGCAACGTAATCACTAGAAGTGTTATTTGTAATGTTTAATCTGCATTTAGAAGAAGTAGACCCATTTGTCAACTGTCCGTAAACAGAGAATCCAGAAGCGTTGGCTGTTGTATCTCCAAGTGTAATAGAAAGACTTTGTGTAACCACTATCGGCTTACGAATAAATCCGTCAGATGTAGTAGGGATTAAGCATAATACATTTCCACTGTAATCACAAAAATAACCCTTAATATAAATATATGTATCCCCCATAGATATGAGATTATTGCGATTAAGGGTAATTGAAATTTTTCCTGTACTATCAATACTACTTACAACGAAAACCCCAGAATCCACCAACTTCTTTAATTGATTATATACTTCCACCTTTATCTTCATATTAGACCAAGTAAATCCCCCAAGTATTTTACCCCAATTATACCTAGAATCAGCCCAATATGGTGAAATTGTAAGTACAAACGTTGTTTTTGTAGCATCTACAGGCTTAGTTAGAATATCTTTATCTATTGTAAGAGGTTTAGCCCCATGATCGTATCCATCAAAATCAGTAAGTCTATACCATGTTTTAGGTCTATCATATACTAATTTCTTATTTACAGAATCATAAATTATACCAGGAAGGCTATTGTTGTCAAAAACAGGATTGGATGCTTCTTTTGGTTTTATATAGCTCCACATGTTAATTTTATCACTAAGACAAGCATATCCTAAATCATAACCATTACTAGTAGCACCGATACCAAGGGTAGGATATACATCACCACCCAAATTAATGGGTGCGGTGATTTTACCGTTAGAGTGACCCATAATCACCCCCTTCCTCTATAACGGTATAAGAACCTTTACAAACAACAATGCCATTATAACTGATACTACGACAATGAATATCGCCATCAATTATAACAGCATCAGAAATGTCATAATCACTAGGAAGTTCCTCACCACATAGTGTTATAACTTCGACTGCCCCTGTGCAGCTAGACTGCCCCTGTGCAGCTAGACTGCCTCTGTGCTCCCTCGCTTCGCTTCGGTCGCACACCAAATTTCCGTTTACAAACAAATTAATTTTCATCTAACTCACGTATTAAGTCATTAACATACTTTACACAGGAATCTAACTCGTCATACCCGTCCAAAATCATAGCACCCACAGTGATGTGAAGTTTGTCTATCACTTCTTTTTTGAACAGCACGGCATTCGCCTTGCTTGTATCAGACTTTTCTATCACCGTTATTGCGGAATCAATAATCCTTGTGACTTCGGATGGTGGCATCATGGGAATATCAGCACCTTTCCGCCAAGACTGATATTCTCTCATTTTTTTAATAAGTTCTTTTTTTCTCATGGCAAATCAGATATAGACTTTTTGACATCATCAAGCGACTTATCCACCCATGATGAAATTACACCGTTGTTTTTACCATAAACATACAGGCTTCCTTCCATAAAAAGATTGCCGTCATTATCTTGTTTAAAATAGATTTTGTTTATCTTTTCCACAAACTTTCTATTTCTCCAATCTCTGTACATTTTGAACAAATTCTTCATGTATATAATGTTTAATTGGTTATAAATTCCTAATAAATAAGGAGTGATTATAGGCTAAATGAAAGGGGGCCTATAAAACGCTCCTTATTAAATCTATGCGTGAATTTAAGATCCAGGCAACAGTCCATAAGACAAATATTGCTTTAAGGATCTTCTACGGTGGCAAAATCACCACAAAGATAATAATTACTGCCTAAATTTATATATATTATGAGTTATTCTTTTTGTGAATTAAGCATTAAGATAAAAGTTCCTCTTTTATCTGTGGTGTCCGATTGTATATCAGTGCCTAAAGTATTTTTCATACAACACAACATCGTAAAATAATGCAGGGATAGCATTATCACGGGAAGAGAAAGTTACAGGCTTAGAAATAGATTTCAAAACAGATAACTTGCCCAACACAAAATTAAATATATCAGCTAAAGGATATTCACTCTTTATTCGTTTCATAACTACTAATAAAATCGGATGGAGGAAACCTCAAATATGGCAAAAAAGATAAACCTCCATCCGCAAACAAAAACAAGAATTTGATCAATACAAGCAAAAATCACACATTTCGGACAGCATTGCAATGCTAAAAGGGTAAATCATCCCGTCTTTCAGGCTGAACAGGTGCAGGTGATGGAGCTTGTGCTGGTTGCGGCATATCTATCTTAAAGCACCCAACTTCATTGTAATATTTACCCTGGTATTCTCTTGCTCTGATTTCAAGATGGGCAGTAATAGTATCACCCTCTTTCAATTGAAGATCACACAGGTTGCCCATTACATAGAAATACACCTCTTTGGCATACATGGAACCAATTTCCTCAACGAGAAAATTTCTCTTTTGCCAAGGATTGCCTGCCTTGCTTGTACCAGTCTGTAACTGACCTACTTTTTTTACTTTACAATTTAATACTAAATCCATTTTTTTATTTTTTATACTTATATTCTTTTATTTTGTCCAACTCTCTCATTGCGGACAGCCTTCTTTTGTGAGCGTCCACCCTTATCCAGAAAACCTTCCAGCTAACTTCCTTACCGTTAGTGGTGTTCTCTTTAAGTATCTTGCCACATTTTAAAATCTCGTTGACAAGATAATCATACCGTTCTTTATCATAACAATATCTCATGCGACAAAAGTAATATTAAAAAATAAGCTAACACAGAAAACAATACTAAAAATAGTTAACTAAATGGTTAATTCTTCCTCTTCATCTTTCGACAATGCTTCCACGTCACCATCTTCACCTTTAGGGAAATACAGTTTATCAAGATAATTGCTTGCTTCACTCTTTTCAGTGAAACTCTTTATAACACCCCCACGTTTGCTAACGACACGGTAACTAATATTATCTTCTGCTACAACTTTGTAACAATTTAAATCATCCACATCTACGACATCGGGAGCATTATCATCAATACGCATCATGCTCAATATATGAGAATACTCATTTACCTTCACCGTACAGGAAAAAACATTAGGAACTGGTTCTATTATCAATCCGGCATTTATTAATGAATCAAAAACAGAACGCCTAGGTTTATATTTCAGTTGCCTCCTTATAAACTTCAATGTTATCATATTATCTCCCCTCTGTGCGGAAACAATACACAAACGCAATATCCGTAACGCATCAATACTACATAGAGGTGAAAGGTATCTGTACAACTGGGCAGGAGTAAATTTATGGAAATAATCAAATACTCCCTCTTCCTCTATTTCCCTTACACGCCTTTCCCTTTCTTTATTCCTTACCGTTAAATTAGTAGTTTTCCTTACAGACATAGACTATCCTTTCCATGTATCGTTTTCCTTTATCCATTTACGTTCATCATCGCTAAGATCACCCGTTGACTCCCTATGATATACACATTTCTTGCATAATCCTGCTTTAGCACGAACACACAAGTCACAGTCATAAGGAAAGAATGCTATAGTAGTCTTATCATAAAAATCATCACCAGCATCATCATCATCAGACAACCAACCCTTAAACTTGGCCAACATGTCCAAAGCACCTTTTACATCCTTAAAATCAGCAGTGTCAATATCAGAACGTTTAAGGAAACTTTCTATAAGTTTTATAGCATCTTCAAATTCAAGATTGTCCTTGTTTATCAATTCCTTTGTCTTTTCCCTCTTCTCTTCTTCCAAAACACGCCTCATGGCAGGTGTGACATACTCGGAAGCAAGCATGGAAGATTTGGCATAATTGACAATCTGGGCTATCCTGGGAGAATTAACCCATTGCCTTGCTTTTATCAACAAAGTACGCTCGGACATGTCTTTATCAACTTCATGGGTTGCCTTATAAAACAATACAGGATTGGTATCTATAACATAAGCCGAAGCAGCCCATAACTCCATCTCGTCCGCATCATCAATATTCTTGGCTATCTCAATCTTCTTCTGCTTTTCATCGTCAATAAGAAGATTGTTACTAAGGGGAAGTTTACCCCATCCTTTCTTATTACGCATTATCTCTCCTCCTTCATTTTGCCTTTTACATACTTAACCTTCTCGTCAAGTTCAGAAGTATATTTCAAAAGATTATATATAGTGCTCCTGTCAATACATAAGAAATCAGAAATCTCAGACATGCTTAATCCCATGTCACGCATGACACAACACACAAGCGCACGGTTCATCACGATATCATGTTTCCTGCTTTTCCTGTTTACATCAATATCGGAGAGTCCGCTTGCCGACAAGACCCTCCTAAAAAGCAACGCATTATCAGCCTTTTTCCCCATTTTCCTTGTCTACAATTAATTGCATAATATCAGCATAACCAGCCAAGTCAACCATATTGTCACGCTTTCTATGGAATCCCTGTCTACATAATTTTAAAGCTATCTGAACAGCCACACAGTCATAAGGAGATAATTCCTTTCCCGTAATCAAAGAAGCAATCTTGGAAATATTTTCAAAATTGACTACAGCATCACCATAATCAGACTGCCTGCTGTTACTACGTATATCCTTTGCTTCATCAAGAATACTTCTCTCTTTAACATGATCAACATAAGCAATACAATCCGAGAAAAGAATATACTCTTTACCCTGGTCATCCGCACAAAGAAACTTTTCACCATTCTCAAAACAGTATTTAACAGTTACAAATTTGCCGAACACATTTGACTTGCTTACAGAATCTTCACCGTGAAGTGAAATGTATTTATCACGGTTTATGATTTTCACCCTACTGTTTAATGTAACTCCAATCATAATAAATCACCAACTTTTATGTTATCCGCATCCTTCTTGTCAGAAAAGAAGATACGGTCATACTTCGTTTCACCAAATTCAACAAACATGGCTAAGATAAAATACTTGTTCAGCACACTATCATAACCCTTGTCGTAAATCTTGTTTATCTTTTTTGTTTTCATCGTTTTTCACATTTAATATCCATACTGTCACCTCCCATCATCATCTTCAACGTACATGTATTGGACATCAGTTCAACAACCTCGTATCTTACGTACTCATATCCATCAACATAACATGTAATGATTTTACCAGATATATCATAAGTACCGTAACCATTCCCAAAATACCCCCTTCCTACATAAGTACCATCCTGATTAAACTTAGCGTAAGTAGGTCTTATCATTGGATACCATCTACCATCCACTTTTACCTGAACAAGTTCCCATGTGCCGATAATAGCATCCTTGTATTCATCATCCTTATCATTGGAACAACTACACAACCCCAATAACACTATTGAAAAAATAGCCGAAAATAATAAAAATTTCCTTCTCATTTGCCTAAATTATTTGTGGAACCAAAACCTCCATCGCCCCTATCCGTTGAATCAAGGCTTTCAACCTCAACAAATTCAACCTCAATATAATTACTGAAAAGAAGCTGAGCAATTCGCTCCTTGGCAGCAATATAGAAAGGCTCTTTCTCAAAACTCTTCACTATAACACCTATACAACCTGTATAGTCACAATCAATAACACCATCCAACACATCTGCGTCATGATACTTCCCGTCAACGCCAATAATACCTTTCAGGGAAAATCCGCTTCTCGGCTTGATAATAGCCTTCATATTTGATGGCATCTGAATGGCTATACCAAGTTTAATCAGATTACGACCTTTTCTTATCAATGTGTTGTCAGGAACATACAAATCATACCCGGCAGCACCATCAGTTTTTTTTTCGGGAAGAACTGCATCCCGTCTTAATTTTACGAATTTTACTTTATCCATTTTTAACATCCGTGTTTAATCTAAATGCGGCTTCCCTAGCCTCATCCTTTGTCCTATACAATTCTATTTTTTCAAACATACGACCATCATCACAGTCATACGTACACAAGGTGACAGCCCACATATTACCACGGGGAGAATAAAAGTATTTCCCGTAATCAGGTCCCATAACCTTTCCGTCAATCTTTATTTCACCTCTTCTGTTCATGCTCTTTTTTTTACCCCGAATTTTTTCCTGAAATCATCAACAGAACATGCTATGCGATTACCAAGACGGTCTACATACAAAACAGCACATGTGTCCACCCCGTAACGTAAACTCAACATGCTAATAATACTGTCAACGACACATTCATCACCAGTTTTCAAATCAAAATATTTGTTTCCTATGATAATAAGTTCATGATCAGTTAATGGGACAACACGTTCTATTTTGCTCTCACGATACTTTTTCAACTTTTCAAAGAACTCACGGTACATGACACGTTCATTATTGTCCATGACATGGTAAAAATCACAGAAAATATCACGAACATCATTCTTTTTATCAATTTCCTCAAGATTGTCAATCGCATTCTGCAATGCGTCAAATAGATTTACATCATGATCATCCGACACTTCTTCCATCATTCTGTCAATGGAAGCAATAGCCGCATTCTTGAAATCAATATCGTCACAACGAAATCCCAAAGAGATATAATTACGCAATGAAAGAAGATTTTCCTTAAAATCAATTCCTATTCCAATATCCATTTCCTAAATTCTTTAATGTTAATACTATTCAAATTATTAATAACAGCATCTCCGATATCATCGTTATGCTTCAATCCAAAAGACAGGATAGGGTGTTCCCACCATCTTGCCACACGTCCTTTGTCACCCCACAAAGATATAGCTTTATTATCAAAGTCGGGGAACAAAATAACATTTTTTGGCAATTTATTTCCAATCTGGTTCATTCCGCCACAAGCTGTCCATACAAAACCGTTACCGAAAGCCATAGAAGCTATTATGGCGGTTTTTTCCGATTCAACCATACAAGTTATCGCATCGCTGCAATAATCCCCTAAAAACGGCTTAAAATAACCACGATAAGTAAACCCTTCTCCCGTAGTAAACTTCCTGAAAGCATGGGTTTCCTTCTTCCTGTGACCGTTCGCCCCATATCTTATCCTGTTGTCATGGCACACGTTACCATCCTTGTCGGAATACCAGAACACAGCGGATTCCCTTCCAATACAGCCTACCTTATACCTTGAAAACACATCATTCACGGAATCAACACCGAAAACACCTGAAAGATACTCGTACAAATTGTTACCCTTCCAATGCCCGGCATCGCTAAGCCTGTCAACATACTTCACATCAACAAACTTTGATTCCTGTCTACCCGAATCATACTCCTTCTCGTAGAAATCCTTCAAACTCATCCTGCAACCTTCCGGGCTTGACAGAATCCTAAAAGCATCAGAAGCACTACTGCAACCGGGAAGATAAGACACTAGAAAGTCAAACAGGTTGACAGAATCACCTCCCTGCTCGGTAACGGTGATACTGCCCGACTTGTTCATATAGAAAACCAGCTTATCCTTCCTGCTATGGCTCTCCAGATTTATTCGGGCAGGCAACGTCCACCGCTTACCCCTACGCCTTAAAGGAAGCCCAAGCACAGTATCAAGATTGGCAAATATATATTCATAATCAATGGAACCCATATTACTTGAAATTATGCCATCCCTGTTTCAAATCCCTAAAGAAATCACTCAACGTATAACGATAACCATCAGGATACCCCAATAAACTCGACAGGCATGAAACATACCCGTAAGGTTTTTTACCGTCACTCCATCTGTACATCATCTCAGTAGGAACCATAAACACAAGAAGAACAAAAACAATGTCAATGTATATAAGAAACATGACAAAACGAACAAAACACCTCATAATCATTCCTCCACATCCCCTAAAAGAAGTTTCTTTGCATAACGCAACGCAAACTCCCAATTGTAATAAAACGTACCTAACAAATCAAAAAACAGGCTATACACGGCATTCTTGTAACCATCGGGAACAGAATACATGATATCATCCATCATACGGATATCATCACTGAACCTAGCATTCTTTGTCGTATAACGCCACAAACCGCCAACGGCAAGTATCTTGGCGTGTTCATAAACATGACCGTCAATGGAATATACATCACAAACGTAATCATTAAACCAATCTTCATCGTCAAGCACACCACTAACAGGGCTTGCCGACAAAATCATATTAACAAACACACCAAAATGGCAATACTGCTCTATCTTACCCGAACCATTGTCAAACTCAACCTTGAAAGCATCCTTGCCGCCCTCATTAATACTGCAAACCATGTCACTTACGTAAAGCGTCTTTAACCACTGGCTGAAATTATACCTTTTCAAACCAACCCTGTTACGGGCTTCATTTATCGCACACTGGGCATCAGACACACATACATACCAATCAGAAGTAACACGAATACTTCTATCAAATAAAACGATCTCTTTATTATCCATACACAATAAAATTTTTCAGCAAAAATACATATTAAAGTAATATGGCAAAAATAATAACAGTTAAACAATATTAAATCCGCACATTATCTGATAGCTTAAAGAGTGCTTCCTCATCGGTGAATAGAGGTGCTTCGTTGCCATAAATAGCGTTCATCTCGTCTGCAAACTGCATTGCTTCACGGTTAAACTCTTCGGAAAGCTCAATTTGGCTCACGGGAGAAAATGACACTAAAAATACTCCACGATCTTCTTTGTACTCCAATTTCACTTGAAGCCAATTATACTTCATAGTCATACTAGACAACCAAGCATACAATTCACTTTTTATACTTCCTCTATTCATGATATCCATAAACAAACCACCTTTAAAACGGCAAATCCTCCTTCATTATATCATCAGCCTGTTGAAGCAGGTATTCTTCTGGGTTATATTTCCGCCTTAAGACAATCTGGAACAACCTATTCCTGTTCTCATCCCACGCAGAAGTAACGGAAAATCCCTCCTGTCGTATCATGTAAACCATCTTTCTCTTACTGTAAGGCCTAACGCCACAGTCAATACAATATGCACTGTATTTCACATACAGGTCACGGTCACGGATAGCCTCAAGTTCAATTCCCCCATCAGCATCATACCCCGAATCGTAAAGATAGGACAGGACACTGTTGGAATCACGTCTTGCGTTCTCCGTAACGGATTCTATCGTATAACTTCTCGTAAACTCACCCTTGTTCTTCACAAACCGTCTTGCACCCTCTATTATCCAGTTGATAATGGCTGCCGATTCCTTTGACAGCTTCAACGGAAGAGATCTGTCCTGTTCCGATTCCTTAAACACACGATAGAACGGGATAACAAGAGAGCGTCTGAAATGACCGTAAGTCTGGTCCGAAACAGAAGGCATCTTGTTAAGATTGGCCATGAAAGGCGGCATCATGTCGGCAAGGAAAGGCTCACCGAACGGAAGGCGTGCCATAGTAGGCTCACCGGATATGAACTTCTTATACTTACCCCCACTCACATCCTTCCCGCCCATCTCAGAAGCGTAGTTGAGCAACTTCCCGTTTATCATCGCTATATTGTACTCGCATGTGGACTTGTCACCTGACAGATCAGCCATCTCCATATACGACACATTGTCTTTCCCCAGGGCATTGACAACAGCGTCAAAGAACACCGACTTACCGTTACTACCACAACCGAGAAGGTAACACATCTTCTCCATCTTGATCTTCTTCCTGTCAACAAAGGCACACCCCACAAACTCCTGCAAGGCATCCTGGGTGTCCTTCACAGGAATCACATCGTCCAAAAACTTCTCCCACAACGGGCTGCGTGCCAACGGGTCATAATTGATATTGATACGTATGCACGATTCTATCATGGGCGAGAAATCGAACGTTTCCATCGTTTCCGTGTCAAGGACACAGTTGTCAAACGTGATGAAGTTACGCTTGGGATTGAATATCTCATGCGTCACGTTCTTCACAATGGTACGGTAGAAACGCTCGCTCGTATCGGTCATGTACAGTTCGCTAAGACCGTTTATGCGGCACAAATCCATGCACAGGCGCATCAGATCCTCCTTCATCATGGGAACGAATATCTTACCGTCAAAAGCCATGATGGAACCGCTCCTGTGGCGTCTGAAATTGCACTCCCTGCATGCATCAGCTATATCCATCTCGACCATAGCGGATATGGAACGCTTCCACTCGCCTTCATCCCTTGCTTTACGGAAGCCACGACCACCACCCTTGTCCGCCAGCTTGCCCATAACGGAATCAAGGATGTATTCATAAGAAGCCTTTGCAGATTCAGCGACAGTCATTTTCCCCTCCTTTCTCTACCGATTCTACCGATTCTACCGATTCTACCGATTCTACCGATTCTACCGATTCTACCGATTTCTCCCGGTCCACAACCTTCCCGAACATCACAACAGGATACAGGTCATAATCGTCCGTTGATATGTCAGGGCGTGAGTCCATATCATCAAGCGAAGAATACACGTCCGCGATGTGCTCCAGCTTCCGGCATACGATGGAATCACGTCTTATCCCGTAATACTCTATAAGGTCAGCCATGTACTGTATGGTAATGTCCTTGAACCATGTGAACGCATCATCACGTGTCTTTGCCCCGTCACAGCAGGTATTGAACGTGTACCCTAAACGCCTCATCTTCACGAAATAGCTGTTCCGCCACAACGACACCGACTTGTCCATCTCGTTCCCTGCGTTACGTATGGCGGTGACGATGCTTCCCGGCATGAGCGCACACCGTGAAACGCGAGCGGCAGAAGGCTTCCCGTTCGCCCCGGTCCCATCCACCATATCCACATCGGGCACGAACCTAAGGTCATCCACGCTCCTTCCGCCAACAACGGACGTATCATGGCGCATAAGGTAGTCCGCATCCACGATATGACCGTACTGTCTTACCTGGTCCTCGCACCACGAAGCGAATCTGCGCAACGACCGTTTCCACTCGGAAGGCATCACATACCCGTACCTAGAGCATATCTCCGCTATACGCTTTCTCTCCTTCTCCCATTTGCTCTTCATCTTCCTCTCGTACTCCAGCACTTCACCCTCCACGCTGACACCAGCTACCTGTGCAGCCATAGACCTTGCAGTTAAAGGTACGGGCACACGCTTGATGAATGACGCTTCCGACACGAACACAGCCTTTGTCCCGTCCTCCAGAGGCTCGTCAAGTTTAAGACAGCAGTGACGGTCCCTGAAGCTGACGAGCGTAACCCACCCGAACAGCCGTGTCTGAACCCTCATTCCCTTGTACCAACGCTCCCTGTCGGGCATTGCATCGGACAGGCATATGACACGCCTTGATTCGGGCAACCTAAGTTTAATCTCTATTTCTTCTTCCATATTTTACTTGATTTTACCTGCAAATATAGCGCAAAAAACAATACGAAAACAAATAGTTAAATTAATTAACTGCAAATGTTTACGTGGTTAACAAATACGTGTCAAGAAAGATAGTTTATCTTCTTTTACACAATATTTTTTACTTTCACGTCCACAGTATGCTTTGAACAAGAAAAGTAAAAAATGTTGATTGTTGTTATTTTTTACTTTTGTCATAATTTTTCTCATTTTAGTTAAAATGATTTAACTATAATTTTTTATTTACTTGTTATTTTCTACGTTAAGAAATGTAAAATTGACTTAATTTAACATAAAATAAAAAATCTCAACACCGATAGTTGCATATGCAACTAATTGATTTGGGGAAATTCGTAAAAAACCTACGAAATTCGTTGATTTTTCGTAGACTTCGTAAACTCTTCGTTTTTCAACACTTGTCAAAAAACTTGCGCAAATTAATGGTTAAATGGCTGAAAACAAGCTGTTTAGTATTGTCAAAAAAAATTGAATCGTAAATCTTTGAAAATATACTCTCTATTAATTTGCATATTAAATGTTAAAGGTAATATATATTTACAACACATACATACACGTACACGATACATACTATATTACAATACACATGCACGTACATTACATATACAACACACATACATACAGACACCAAAACTGCATACGTAATTTAGTATAGATACATATAAAAACGACGAAATCAACGAAGAATACTGTAAACCAATAACTTATACTGCAAAAAAAGACATAAAAAATGCAACCATACCTACGAAACACACCGAAAAACCTACGATTTTCGTAACTTTTTATGTAAAGATTTATCCGATTTTGTTGAAAACTACCGAAAATACACCTCCAAAACGCAAAATCAGCCATCCGAGCAAAATTTGGAGAAAAAAAATTTTCAGAAAAAAATTTATCAGGAGCGACACACCCGCAGCGAAGCCTCTACAAAAGGGGGTATGGCACTGATTTACAGGCAATTACGCACGTTTATCTACCACGATTCTCAACGTTTGTAAATAAAAAAGAATTCTTTTCTACGACAATCGAATTTCGAAATCTTTATAAATAAAATATCTTTACAAGTGACATCTACGAAGATTTCGTAATCCCCTC